TTTTCGTGTACACTCTTTCTGTCAACATTAAGCTCGTTCAGCTCTTCTGCTAATTTGTTCATTACAAATGATTCTAATTTTGCAGAGTGTGCGCCTACGTTTTCTTTGTATGTTGTTTTTTCCATTGCAAGTGCTTTTCTGTCTTCAACGAACTTGGTAATTTCTTCACTCAACTTGTCAGTCATCATTTTGTCGATGGCTTCTACCATGTTGTTTTTGTCGTGCTCGTATCTCTTAGCGAATTCTTCTCTAAGTTCAGCAGCAGCTTGCTCTTTGTTTTCTTTAACTTTGTTTTCCCATGCTTCTTGGATAGTCTTTTGAGTTTCTTCTCCAATAACGCCTGATTCAACCAGTTTTGATATTGCGTCGAACATTATTTTAGGTCCTTTATTATGTTGGTTAGTGCCTCTTTAAGGTACTTCTGTGCTTTTTTATCATCTCTAATCTCAGCAGCCAGACCCATTGCTTTATTTCCGCCCTTTGTATTCAACAAATGTTCGTAAATTGCAGTTGGGTAAGCACCCGGTGCTGAAGGTTGTGCCACTACGTCCACTGTTATAATCTCGAAATCACTAACTTGTCCTCCACCGTATTCTGAAACGTTTCCAGAACCGCGGCTTGACACGCCTAGTTTAACTCCAGACTCTAACATAGTTTTCACTAGTTGGCCCATTGGTGTTGGCAGGATTTTCATCTTGCCGTATCCATTCGGACCGTCCATCCACATATCAGTAATCATGTGGCTAACACGGTCCAAATTAATTTTTAGATCATCGGGATGGTCTACTTCTCCTAGAACAGAATAACCTGATGTGATCTGATCATTGAGTGTTTTTACCGCTTTTTGAATTTCATTCACTGGGTAAACTCTCTGATTGGCATTTTTAATGCCGCCTTGGATACAAATTCCTTTCATATAAAGGTCCTTGCCTTCCTTGCCTTCGTGCAAGACTTCCATCCTGGCCTGATCGTAGGTTAAATGCTCTCTTAGGTATAGTCCCATCTTTGCTCCCTGTTCTCTATTCTATTGCTTACTTCTTAGCAGCAACGATTGGAGATTTAGCAGACTTATCTGAACCGTCTTTATTGTCGGCTTTTACTTCTTTTTTGAAAGAAGTTGATTTGTCTTTTCCGCCAGTGTTTTCGAAACTAGTTTCGATTTTTTTAGCAGTTGGGGCAGTAGCACCTTTTTCTTCTTTGCTACCTTGTGCTATATTTTTAGCACCTTGTCCCATTTTAGTTCCTGCGTCAACTACTGGTGATTTTGCTGATTTGTCTGAAGCATCTTTGTTGTCAGCTGATTTCTGGATCTTGTATTCTTTTACAGTTTCCTTCTTCATTTCTTCTTTAGCTTCTTGAGCTACTGCAACTTGAGCCTGAGCATCTTGAGCTGGTTGAGCAATTGCTACTGATTCTTCTGATTTCTCTTCTGAATCTTCGCCGTTGTCACCATTCATCATTTTTTCGAATTCTGCTTTTAATTCTTCTAAAGCATCTTCTAAGTCAACGATTTTATTTTCGATTCCAGCGTCAGCTTGGTCATCAGCAGCAGGTTCTTCACCATTTGCATCATCACCGTGTTCTGCATCGCCTTTTTCGTCAGCTGAAATGTCACCGATTAAATCATCAGTAGCATCGCCACCAACTTCTTCAATTGATTCTTCTTCGATTTCAACAGTTTCGTCAACTGATTCGTCTTTTGAATCTGTTTTTTCTGTTTCTTTAACTGTTTCTGCTTTTACTTCAGCTTGTTCAGTTTCTTTAACTTCTTCTTTAGAGTCTTCTTTAGTTTCAGCTTCTGCTAAACCTTCGTAGATGTCTCTAGATTTTTCCACAACGATTTCGTGAAATAGCGCTTGGGCTTTATCGTTTTCTTCGTTGATTAATAATTCCAGCAATTGCTCGAATTTGTTTGTAGATTGTGTCATTTGCACGTGCTCCTTTTGGCAAGTTTGATTTATACTTTATAAAGTGTTGTATTTACGCGACCGGAGAAATAAAGCGGTACTTTTAGGCGAAAAACGGTGGTTTTTGGCTATGGTTGGACTTGTATATTATGTATCTTTAGAAATTCATCAATATCTAGGTGTTTAATGTTGGTACTAAACTCTAAATCGTGCGGTTTAAATGTATCTTTGCGTATTACTCTGCGGAACTCAATCTGAGGATAATCTGCAACCACTCTTTTGGTTTGATTTAACCAATTTCCATGATATGTAGCTTCGTCTGAGCTTTTTTTATAGTTTCTAGTGTCTTTGAATACGTTATTAAAACCAAATCTTTTGTTTTTTGCATCCTTAACGTGTCCTTGATAATCAAACCCCAGTATATAAATCATGGTAAATTTTTTATCAGCAGCCATTTTTAAAGCAGTAGGTCCCGAACTCCATCCTAGGCTGGGTTGAAACCATTTGATATGATTCTTAGCATTTTCATTTTTTGAGTACTGATGATTGTAATTGGTCCATACTTCGTGTGTTTTGGGATAATCAGTTTCAGCAATTTCCAGTATCATTTTGGGATCCACTGCTATGAGATAGTCGGGTTCTTCGGTTCTGTACACAGCATTACAGGCAAACACAGTGCCGTGTTGTTTTAAATCTGCTATTCGGATACCCCTACGTGATTCGCCGTTGCCCAATACGAATGCTACGTTAGACATGTTATATTAAAGTGATAGATCGTCGGCTGCTGGCTGTTGTCCGTACATCTTTTGTACAAATTCTGCTTGTTCTCTTTGATCTTGATCGTGTGCTTCGCTAGCCAAACGCATTTTATGTATATCTCGTAATTTTAAACGAGTTTTACGTGTATCATCAGCGTCTAATACAGAAATATCATCTTCTGCATTGTACCCTTTGTTCTGTTCAAATCCTTGCGGAGTATATGACCACATCTCTTTCAAATACATAATGCTATTTAAGCCTTAGACGGTCGCTCCACCACCCGGAGTGGTACCCGGTGTTCCGCCTGTAGACGGTGTGCTAGTTGTACCTGGTGTTGGTGTGCCTGGTGTTGGTGCTCCTTCTTCTGGAGTTGGGTTTTCAAACTGATCTAAATCTGATTGTACTCCTGCTTGACTGATCCCTGCTGATCTTAATTGAGTAGTTTTGGTTTGTTTTTTTTGTGCTACTGCGTTCTCTTCGGCCCACAGTGTGCTATTTTTTGCCATTTCTTCTTCCGATAATCCTAAAAATCTATTCAATGCAAAACGTTTGCTCATGTAAGGTAACTCTGCCACCTGTACAAATGTACCCACTCGGCTTTGGTCCATTTCTGTTTGTCTGTATTGTGCAAAGTTTTGTGGCGGATTAAATTTAATTTCAAATGTGCTGTTGTCAATGGTGTAACCTTTGTGTTTGATCCATAATTTAAACTCTTCATCAAACACTGGAGCAATTAAACTCTGTAATCTTTCGCAATATTTGTTAAATCTTAATTCTTGAATGTATGCTGTGCCCACTCTACCATCGTTGTATTGTTGCGCTCCGTCGTCAGCACCTGTAGGCAAGTATGAGCTTGGAATTCTTAAACCTCTGTACAATTTGTTAGTGAAATATCTTAAATCGTCAATCTCTCCTAGGTTAGTTCCTCCTGGCAATGTGTCCACTTTAGATCCTCTGCCCTCTGCTGTTTGTGGAAAGAAGTAATCTTCATTGATACTCATTGGATTGTATGTGGCGTCGATATAACTCATTCCGCCTGATGTACTAGGAATTCTTCTCTGATTAATCTCGTTTTTAACTCGCTCAACGAATTGCATAGCCAAGTGTGTGGGCATGTTACCCACATCGATATAGAATACTCTTCGTTCTGGTGCTCTTTGTACTCGATAAATGATGATTGCATCTTCTAATAATTCTTTTTGTTTGTAAACCTTGAACACTTGTTCCAACACTGATTGACCAAATGGAAATAGATTGTCCATACCATCTGATAGACTCATGTGTACCACGTGCTCAGCATTGATAGCATATTGATTCATGGTTCTGTAGAATCTTCCGCCGGATGCTCCTGCTCCTGTTGGACTTGTGCCCATGCCTTGTCCTGTGCCCATATAGTTTTGTTGATATGGTCCACCAGTAGTACCACCATACAATTGATTTGGTGTGATCTGTGTGGCAGATAATTTTTGTAAATTAGGATTGATGTCTCTTATGATATATTGTTCAGGAACCTTTCCATCAGATTCATTTACAATGATTCTATCAATTTTTGCAGGATCCATATACAACAACTTGTCAGTTTCTGTATCTCTCACAAAGAAACAATCACCGTATTTTAAACAGTTTCTAAAAATACGGAATATTCTTCTAGCGAATCTGTTAGACTTAGTCCACTGTTGCAGTGCTTTTTTTAATAACTTAACTTCAGTTTCTGTGATATCGTCTTTGAATACTAAATCAAACGGTGTTTCGTTTTCGTTGTTGCTCTGTGTGCAAAATTCTGCAAGAATATCTAGAGCTGCATTGATCTCCGAGTCGTTGTCCATTTGATCATATTGAAAATATCTCTGTATTCTATTTGGATGTCCTGTGTACACATCAGGCAGATAAGATGAATAATTTCTTTTGGCGAAATTGGGAGTTTTGTCTCCACTGATTGGACTTAGATTGGGTTCTTTAAAATATTTTTTCCAGCTCATATATTATCTATCATTATACAATAGAAGGCCCTACTTTATCAACCACTTTAGAAGTTTTTTTGGTATTCTTCTCTGTGGCCATATTAATGTTAACCAACGTATTTAATGCTTTGTAATTGGCTTTTTGCAGCTCTAATGTTTCTTTAGCGGTCATATTATATTGTGTCATTTGGGCATTTAGTTGTGTATATTGTGCATTTCCTCCAGAGCCTTCGGCATTATAGTCTTGTGCTTCTTGTCTATTCAATACTCGTTCACCAGCTTCCACATGCAATAGACTGGTTTTGGGTTCAAATGGTAATCCTGTTTCACCGAATGTGCCTGTGGATCTTTTGATGTCTGCTCCTAGTCCTGCTCCTATTCCGCCTGATACTAATCCGCCAACACCACCTATAATTGCTCCTGCTAAAGTGCCAAGTCCGGGAATTACTGAACCGATAGTAGCACCCAGTGCAGCACCTGACAGCGCAGAAGTTCCTATGCCGGCTGCCTTGCCATATCCTGTGTCTGCTTGATATGCCATAGCAGTACCTCCGGCCACTCCTGCAGCCGATCCTATGCCTGCACCAATTTTTAATCCTTTGCCGACTTTGCCTCCTAATAAATCTCCTACTCCGCTTCCTCCACCCATGCCTCCACCAGCCATTCGAATACCGGCAGCAGTACCTGCAGCTTGTATGGCTATTTGTCCTCCTTTGTCTAAAAAGAATCCCCCAATGGTTTTACTCATGAACAACAGAGCTTTGGTACCGTTGTTCATTTTATTAATACCGTCTGCTATATCTTTTACACCGTTGTTAAGTTGATTGCCTGTGGTTCCTATAAATCCACCCAATACTGTGTAGAATCCTGTTTCGATGCTTTGAAAACTTGAACTCAGTCTTTTGGTAGAATCTTGAAATAGTGCAAGAGATTTGGTCGCTTTGTCTTGTGCTGCTTTCTGTTCTTCAGTAACTTCTTTTAGATCAAGTTCAGCTGATGCAAGTTTACTAACTTCACTATATAATCTTGCAAAAGGCACCTTCCCTGTTACTGCAACACCTGCTAGAGCTTTATTAGATCGTTGAGCAGCATCTCTCAACATTATCATGGCCTGTGCAGAGTCTAAAGTTCCTGCAGTCAACTGTTGAATAATGCCGCTGGCTTCTGGTATGTTCTGTACCAGCATCCTTGCTGCTTCGGTAACCGGAGTACCTGAGTTGGCAATTAAATCTTGGAAACCTTCTTTTAATCCTGGAGCCAATTCACCGATAGAAGCTGAAAATGCACTCAGTCTTTGCTGAGCCTCTTTGCTTGCTCCTCCTAGGAATGCTGTGAAACGTTCGTTAGCTAGTTGAGATTCTATCTGTTTGGCCAGTACAGTTCTCTGTTGTCCTGTGAGTTTGGACAGTTTGTCTAGTTCTGTTGCAAATCCTTCGGCTGATGCGATTTGATCTTGAGTTGCCCCAGCAACAAAAGTGCCTGTTCTTCTTTCTAAATTTAATGTGGTTAGTAAAACATCATTTAACTCGTCTACTGTAAATCCTAAAGGTCCTAAACGCTCAATAGTGGTTCTTCTAAATTGTTCGCTGAGTTGAGAAAATCTTTTTGCTCCCAGCGTGCTACTACCATACAGGGCTGCTAGACTTTCGCTGTTGGCAGAGATCAATTTGACAAAGTCTTGCAGTGGCAGAGCTGCACTGGCAGCAGTTTCTCTCAGTGTGAATAAATTTTGTCCGAAGTTGGCACCCACATTGGACAGTGTGCGGAATGCCTCTAGCGAGGTGTCGGCGAAACTGCCAAAATTTTGTAAACCGGTGCCTATGAGACCCAGTCTATCTTTGAAGGCATCGGTGAAGTTTGATATATCGCCTGCCCCCTTGTAGGCTGCCTTGCCTAGAGCAACGGTTGTTGTGGCTGCACCCGTGAATGCGTCTGCGGAAGATTGTGCGGCTAGTTCATTTTTGCCGAACGCTCTAAATAGGGTATAAAATCTTTCGTTTAAAGTTTTGGTGGCCTTGATCTCTTTTTCTTTGATTTCTATGACTTGGCTTATAATTTCCTGCAGGGCCTTATTCTCTTTTTCCCCTAGTTTGATGTTTTTGGTTAAACTTGTTAAAGAATCACTGACTCTCTTGATTTGGGATGAGCTGAGTATGGGAGCTTTCCTAAGATCGCTGATGAGTCTGGTAATTTCCTTGGCTTGATCTTGGTTGGCTTTAGCCAATATCTTTGCTAGTTCCTGTTCGTCCATGCTTTAAAAACCCCTAAAATATGCTCACATAAATAGTGACAAGCACATTAATATAATGTATATTTATAGAATACAAAAATGGTAGAAAATACAAACCCGTTAAAACGCTATTATAGACAGCCGCAGATCAGCATACGTTTGCCCTCTGGTGAAAAATACTATGCCGAGTCGGTGGTGCAAAAGACCACTACGGGAGAACACCCTGTGTTGCCCATGACTGCCATGGATGAATTGAGTTTCCGCACCCCTGACAGCATGATGAATGGACAGGCCACTGTGGATGTGATTAAAAGTTGTATTCCTACCATACAGGATCCATGGCAACTGGTCAATCATGACATTGATACTGTGTTGATTGCTATTAGAATTGCCAGCTATGGAGAGACCATGGAAATCACAGCAGGGGTTCCAGGAACCAATGAAACACAAACACACGTGGTGAATCTACCGCAGATGTTGGAAACTATTAGACAGGAAAAAATCACAGACCGCTGTGTGCTGCAGGATGGGCTGACCCTGCACATTGCTCCACTGACCTACAAACAGATCACAGATGCACAGTTAAAAACATTTGAACAACAGAGAATTTACGCACAAGTGGCTCAGAGCAATCTCAGCGCCGAAGAAAAAACCAAACGTTTCACTGAGAGCTTCCGAGTGCTGAGCGACCTCAACGTGAGCTTGTTGATCAACAATATCGAACGTATTCAACTGCCCACAGGAGAAACAGTGACTGATAAAACAGCCATTTTAGATTTTATCAAAAACGCAGACGCTAGAACAATCAAAGAGTTAGAAAACAAATTGGGTGATATTCGTCAACAGGGTTCTATCAAACCTGTCAAAGTCAAAGCCACAGAAGAACAGATTAAAGCCGGCGCTCCAGCAACCTACGAAGTGCCGATCACATTTGATAACGCAAATTTTTTCGTATAAAACTATTATCGCTCTCGGAATCTGACCTTATAAAATATCTAAAAGATCTTGAAAATGAAGGTAAAAGCATCAAGCACGAGCTGTTTAAAATCTGTTGGTACATGCGAGGTGGAGTTACCTATCAAGAAGCATTGGCACTGAGTCCTTCGGATCGCGATATTGTTTCTCGTATAGTTAAAGACAATCTAGACGTTACTAAAAAAACTGGACAGCCATTCTTTTAACAGTTGCAATCCTAACAAGATGTGCTACGCACATCTGAAACTTCGCTTGCGCTCGTTTCCTTTTACATCTTGATACAACAATTGTTAAGCGCGATGCGATAGCATCGTGCGCCTTATGTGCTAGATGAGCAGTCATGATTCGGCTATTGCTAGCCGAATAGACCTACTCTGCATATGTGCTGAGTTCGCAGTCATCATACATCGCTGCTGTCGCCGGGCGGTTGCGCTGTACCCGTTAGCTCATTCATTGCAACGCGAATTCACATGATCTTTGTATGATAATATCATATGAACCTGGAGTTGGATCTGTTTCCCAGAGCTCCGTCATTTTTGCCTGTTGCGTCAAGTGATTCGCCGCCTAACTGAATAGGAGTAGTTCACTGTTTTACCAAAGACGCTATAGAGCCTAATAGAAATTGTGATTATTTTTAATGTGCCTTTTTCACATGTATATAATGTGCGTATATTATGATTGGCAGGTTCTTGAGTTTAAATACTGACATGCAGTGGATTTACAGAAATGAACCGGTAATAGAATTACCAAACGAGTGTGTGGGATTTGTGTATCTTATTACCAACACTGAGAATGGGCGCATGTATGTGGGAAAAAAATTATCTAGATTCAAAACTACGCGATATAAAATGCACACACAAAAAAACGGAAAAAAAATACGCAAAAAAATAAGAGGCGCTGTGGCAAGTGACTGGATGGACTACTATGGCAGCAGTGACCAGTTAACTAGAGATATAGAATCTTTAGGTCGAGACCGATTTCGTAGAGAGATACTTTATTATTGCAAGAGCAAAGCAGAATTAAACTACGTAGAAGCTCGAGAGCAGTTTGCTAGGAAAGTTTTAGAATCGGACCAGTACTACAATGGACACATACGTGTGCGAGTGCATGGGTCACTCATTATTGATAAAGACCTATGAAGCGACATGGAACACTTAGGGTCATAGGAGAGTTAAAAATCGTTGGAAAGTATGATGATGCTTTCCAAGCTCAGATATGGTTTGAGGGTTGGTTAGCACGTTTCCCGCATGTGCAAGAGTTATATCTAAAGAATCTATGTGACATTGCTTTTGAACCAGATAAAATAGTGGTACGAGCCAAATTTACTGATAGAGAATGGACCATGTGGTGTTTAAAACATTCAACGCCTATAGCACGGCGATGGTTTGGGTCATAAAAAAAGCCTGCACACTTGCATGCACAGGCTTTTTAAATTCCTTCTTACTAATTAGGCTGCAGTTTTTTCAGCGTTTTTAGTTTCTTGGATTTCTTTTCTTCTTGCTTTAACTAGTTTTCCTAATTCAGCAAGAGCTTTTCTGGCTCTAGTTCCTGAAGCTTTAACGCCTTTTTCAGTGAACCTTTGGTTCTCTTCAGAATAAGTCTGAATAGCGGCCATAATCGACTCATGTGTATTTGACATGTATTCTCCTTTTGTTGTATTAATTAATACATCTGTATTGTAAGCTGTAAAAAAGCGATAGTCAACAATTAAATTATAATGTCAACATCATTAGCATAACTGGTAAAACCATTTTCTTTTACCACTTTTAACACAGAGTTAACTCTAGATATCAACTCATCTTTGTGTGATATCAAGAATATGTTTTTTGATTGGGTTCGGCTCATCTCTTTTAAAACTGCCATAGAGCTTTCTACACCAGAGATATCCATACCTGCATCAATTAATTCGTCAATGAATAATAGGTTAATTTGTTGGTAAAGACCTTCCCACACATCACGGAATGCCCAGCTCAAACTTAAAATTAATCTGTTTCTTTCTCCTCGACTTAAATTATCAAAGTCTAACTCTCGACCTAGCTCTTCAATTCTTACATTCAAGTCAGATAAGAATACCACTGTGTGTGGTAATTTAACCTGTGTTAGATAGAATGCTAATCTTTGATTAAGATACGTTAAGTTTTGTTCTATAATCCTAGTTCTTATAAACGAATCCTTAGCAGTCAACAGTTTATACAAGAATTCTTGATGTCTATATAAGTCTTCCATTTCGTTGGCTTTAACATAATCTACTTTTTGTACAGCACTCTTTGTTAACTCATCGATCTGTTCTTGGTATGGATTTTCTTTTGTGCTAGTTTGTTCCAATTGTCGTTTTAAATCTTCCACAGACCCTTTGTGGTTGTATGCTTCATCGATAGAATCATAATATGTGTCTGGTATAGAACCCAAATCTCCAATAGATATTATGCTGCTTTGTATTTCTTTTAATTTTGCAGATAATGTTTGTTCATATTGAGTTTGTTCCTCAAGATCTTTTTTAAGTTCATCCACAAGATGTTCATGTTTCTCTCCATGTAAGTCTTGTTCACAAGTAGGACACGTGGCTTTTTCGGCATATTCTAAATCTTTTACGGTTTGTTCTTTTTGTTTAGTAGCCTTGGTTAATGAATCTTCATGATAACTTTTCTCTTTTTCTAAGTTTCTTAACGTTTTAGAATCATCTGTATGTTTGGCTAATCGTTTATGGGATTCTAATTCTGTTTTAATATCTACTCGTTCTAATTCTTCTATGGCGGATTCAAATTTTGCAATATCTTGATTCTTTTGCGTCTGCCACGCAGCACTCCTTAATTCAAATGTTTTAATAGACTCTTCTACTTTTTTATTACTAACTAGAATAGCATCTAATCGCATTTTTTCTTCTGCTAACTCCAGTTTAGCCACTCGCATTTGTTCTTTTAACAGTTCTGCTTTCTCACTCAATAGAGTTATACCCAACAGTTGTTCTATAATTTCTCTCTGCTCGGCTTGTTTGGTTGCTAAGAATGGCAATGTATAAGTGTTAAGAGCAATAATGTTTTTAAACATAGCATGAGTCATGCCAATTAACTTATTAATCTCTTCTTGTGTTTCTTTATTCTCCCCCTGTGCTTCATTGTTATCTTCAGTACCATCTGCTCCGGAATTTTGTTCCACTTCATTGATAAAGAATTTCAGTACCTGTGGTTTTCTACCTCTTTCAATTTTGTAGTGTACACCGTTCTTCTCAAAATTTACAGTGACCAACATGTCTTTAGCATTGGTTTTATTCACTAGATTGTCTCTTCGTATCTGGGTCAGTGCTTCACCAAAGAACACATAACTGATGGCATTTATAATAGTGGTCTTGCCTGTGCCGTTTCGAGCACCAGCATCATCTCCTCCTAAATCCATGTTCTCACCGATAACCAGCACTAGATTTTTACCAGCGAAGTTTACTGCTTGGGTATGATTGCCCACGCTCATGAAGTTTTTTACTGTGAGATCTTTAATTGTTAACATCTAAATTATTGTAAATTGCCATTAATACTTTTTTATCATAGGTCTGTGAGTCCACTGCTTCCAACTGTTTGATCACAATCTGATCCACCGAGTCAAATTTTTCCACAGTGACCATGGGCTGATCTGCTTGATCCAGTTGTTCTGGAATTAATTGTAATTCTCTCAACTGATATTTTTCCATAAATGTTTCTCTGATGAAGTTGGCTTCCTCATAGGAAATTTTAATATCCAATCCCACACGCACATACATTCGTGGTGCCAATATGCTGTCAGCATCAGATAGTAACTGTGATATTTTTACATTTCTATACTTGGGCATGTTGGGATAGTTGATATATTTGGGCTGTCCACCATATTCCAACACCATCATGCCACGCTCATCATCTCCAGCATCGGCATAGTTGTGAGGAAATGCATTGCCGATGTAGTGTATATTGTTTCTAATCTGTCTCTTGTGGAAGTGTCCTGTGAACACATACTCTTGATTCACAAAGTGTTCTGCTTTGATAGTGCCCACATCTGGCATGTCTACCATGGCATTCATTTTAAAATAAGGCAATTCAAAATGTCCAAAAATATATCTCTGTTTTAGATCCTGTATCTTCCTCCACTCGTCATGCACGATCCATGGTATAATAGCTACATCATCAGCCAGTAACCACTCATTCACGATCTCGATGTTGGGAATGTTCCTGCAGTATTCCATGCTGTTGATCTCTCTCTTGTCTCTGTAGAATAGATCGTGATTGCCCATGATCACATAGACCTTTTCAAACGCTCGGCCCAGTCTCTCCATGTTGCTGACAGTGTAGTTCATGGTGCTGACATTGGTGGCACTCCTGTGATGATGCCAATCTCCTAGGAATATGCAGGTTTCACAACCGTGTGCTTTGGCCTGCTCAATGAACCAATGACAGAATGCTTCTCCGTCATCATTGTGAACTCGGCTGTTGCCTTTTAATCCAAAATGTATATCAGTGAAACAAGCAGCTTTTTTAAAAAATGCCATAATTTGAGTTTACTATTTTTTTTTAGACTCTGCAACTGTTAATTTTCCAGATGCTTTATATTCTTTGTTTAATTCCTTTAGAGCGGCTTTGCTGTAAACTTTAACCTCACCATTTTGAGTGGCCATTCTTCTCTTTGCTGACACAGTCTCACTCTCATTTTTTGCTTGTCGAGTATAGCTTGGCATCATCTCATTCATTTCTAATATGTCATCACGAATATTTTGATTCTTCTTTTCAATGTTTAGAATTCTTGTGAATGAGTTTGTGATAGCTGCTGTGTAATAAGCAAAAGGATTTTCAGATTTAGATTCATCAAACTGTAAACCAATTTGGCTTAATTGTACCAATGCTTGTGAACGCATCTCGTCCACATAGGTGTATCCTCTCCAGTTGCTACGCTGACTGTATCTCTCTGCCAATTTTAAAAACATATTTGCCAGAGTAGGAGTTATCTTGCCGTGATCATTAGAAAAATGTCCGTTGCTCATACCACCCACCCAATGTGATTTGCCTATACAAATTAATTGTCCTTTGTCATCTATCCTATAATGTTGGAAAGGAGGAAAATTAACTTTGGTATGATGATCAGCTCGAGTTTTAGGATTTTTTTTCCTTTCATTATCTGTAGTGATATGATCAAATGTCATTACTCGAAACACTAGATCTGTTTTTTTGATCTTCCTAGGAGACACCTCATAATCACTCATTTTGAGTCTTTTATTGCCTGTCTTTTTGGCTATTTCCCATGCATGGGCAGTGAGTCTTTTTGCATGTATTTTTCTTGCTTTGCCTATATTTGCATTGTTAATTTTTTTAATATCATTAACTATCATGTCATATTGACAGTGTTCGGGAGCAACGTATGAGCAATATGTATTTTTACTTTTGTGAATTTCGGACAATAAGTCTCGATTGTTTAGATAGTTTACTTTTTTCATTTTTTAAATCCTTTAATTGTTGAACATTTTGGGTGTTTTTGAGCTATAAAGTACGCCTAAAATAATGCCTATAAATACAATTGTTATTATAATAAATTTTTTATGACTTTACAACCTAATATTGACGAAGAAAATTCTAATTCAAACACGTTGGGCAACGTACTATCCAATGCGGGTGGTAATATTTTTAATCGTACACTAGGTAGGCTATTCGGTAATGGATTAAACAAAGGCGCCGAAGCCAGCACGAAGCTGCGTGGATCTGCACAGTGGACTGTACGCAGCGAAAAACAAGATTTTAGAGTAAAAGTAGTTTTACCCACAGACAGTGATTTACAATCGATATTCTTTGAATCAGGCAGAGACGACGACGGCGGAGTTTTAAGAAATAACATACTAGGACCATTAGCAGATACAGGCGGAGTTACATTTCCAATAACACCCTCGATCATAATTAATCATTCGGCATCTTATAATGCTATGAATCTTACTCACAATAACTATCCTTCATATGCTTACTCACACAGTGAAATACCTAGTTTTACAGTGGTAGGAGAATTTCCTGTACAGAATCAAGAAGATGCACGCTATTGGATTGCTATGTTGCATTTCTTTAGATCAGTAACCAAAATGTTTTTTGGGGGAGACGATAATGCATTAAAAGGAAACCCACCCCCTATATTAAGTCTTTCTGGGTATGGAGCATATGTGTTTAATAAAGTGCCAGTACTGGTTACAAATTTTAGCGTGGATTTAAGAGCAGATGTTGATTATATTTGTACAACACAGAGCACAAACGTTAGACAATCATTTATTGGACCACAAGCATTATTAAGTGATAAAAATACTTCTTGGGCTCCAACAATGAGTCAGGTTACAGTACAATTACAACCAATCTATTCTAGAGAATCAGTTAAAAAATTTAATATGCGTGATTTTATTAGTGGTGGATTAAATGATAAAAACGGAATAGGATACATTTAATGGCCAAATATAGTAATACCTCTCCATATTTTAATACCAGCGAAAATAATATCAGTTTAGATTTTTTAGTGCCTCGCACAATTACGGCAGAACCAGACGATGTCACATATACCATCACAAGAACATATGCATATAGGCCAGACTTGCTAGCATTTGACTTGTATGGAACCCCAAGACTATGGTGGGTATTTGCTCAAAGAAATCCAGATGTAATTGAAGACCCAATTTATGATTTTGCTCCCGGAAGAACTATTCAATTACCTAAATTGAGTAATCTTAAAAATGATCTAGGAATATAAGATCATGGCTTCCGAAGAAATTACATATGACATAAGACCTGCAATGACAGGAGCGACAGTTAACAACACTTCTTCGAATAATCAAGACTCAGCAGAAAAAAATGTGTTGCATGAATATGCTTCTTACAATTATGTTTGGACATTATCAGCACTGTCACAAGAAGATTTAAAAAAACCTCAATCGATAGCAAAAAATAAACCACGAGATATTATTGCCAAAAGTTCTGGTATTGGCACAGAAGGCAATTTTAGTTCTTTTAATGCAAGTGGATCAGTAAAAGGAGCCAAAACAGTAGTAGATACCGAAGATACTGGTACGGTGTACACTGATTATAAACATACAGATTCTATTATTAGGGCAAGAGCATCGTCTAATGAAATTTTAAAAAGAGGACACGATATATTTTTTGAAAAAGTAGAAATAAACGGAATACATAGACCCAATGAGCAGAGAAAAATGATGAATTTTACAAAAATAGAAATGGTATTGCATGAACCATACGGTGTTACATTATTTGAAAAATTAAAAGCTGCAGCCTTTAATAATAAATTTATGGATCATATAGATGCACCCTATCTATTAACACTAGAATTTCGTGGGTATGATAATTTAGGAAATCCAAAAACAGTGGTTACAAAAAGAGTATTGCCAATTAAAATCGTCAATGCAGAGATGGACATTAATGCGGGAGGAACGATTTATACAATGAGTGCAGTGCCTTGGACAGAGTTTGCAATGACAGATAGGTTTTTATACATACGAGGTTCTGGATCCACAAATTGGAAAACTCCTTTTAATACCAAAACAGGAGAAACACTAGTTGAAGCAATGAATAGATTAGCCGACACTCTCAACAAGATGCAAGATGTAGAAATAGAAAGAAAAATGAGAGAATTAAAAGACACCTATGCAATAAACATTGTAAATGTACCTGTAAAGAACACCGGAAGTGGTAACTGGAATTTAGGATCATTAGGCTCAAAATTTCAAATCAGTGTGAGACCCAACGAAAGTATTGCTAAAGTAATCACCGATTGTGTACAACAAGCAGACGGTTTTAGAAACATTGGAGAAATAGTTAAAAAATATTGGCAGGAGGTAGGAGAAGAACAAGAGTCCAAATATAATCAAACGGAAGCTCAAGCAGATTCTCCATCTTCAGGCAAAGAACCATATGTACCGTGGTTTAAAGTAGTAACCAACGTTGAAACAGACACAGCTCGATTTGATTCAATTTTAGGAATGCATCCAAAAAAAATTACATATACAATCATTCCTTATGCTGTTCATGTAATGAATTTTACTCTACCAGGTCTAAGTGCTTCTCCATTATGGGGCAAGACAGTCAAAAAAAGATACAACTATATCTATACTGGTGCCAACAATGATATATTGGATTTAAAAATAAATTATAAATTTGGATACTTTCAAGCAGCATTAGTCGATGGCACAGGAGCCGATGCAACTACAAAAAAACAAGTCAAAGACCTTAGCCTACAAGAGTTAGTTCAAACATATAGATCTTATGTGAAAGATCAACCAGAAGGAACACTACCTTTACGTAGATATCCGTCATATTCAAAATCAGCTGATCCATCTAGTGGTGCTGGTGCTAGTAAAACGCAAGTGGATGAATTTTATGAATATCTAACATCACCTATGGGAGATATGGTCAATGTACAAATGACCATACTGGGTGATCCTGCATTTATAGGACAAGATTTTGCTTTGCCTTATGAAAATAAAAGTTCAAACACGTCATCTGATTTTTCTTCATTTAGTGGCAAAGCATGGGATAAAGATTTAGGTTGTTTTAATTTTGATCAAGCAGAACCGTTTGTTACACTAGACTTTAGATTCCCTACAGATATTGATGAAAAAAGAAGTGTAATGAATTTTAAAAACTTAGAAAATATTGTGTTTAGCGGATTATATAAAGTAGTATCAGTAGACAGTATTTTTGATGGAGGAAAATTTACTCAAGTGTTAGATTTGGTTAGATTTAACAATCAAGGCAAAGAAATGACATCAGTTGCATCACTTAGTGAAATGCAAAAAATAATTGAAAAAAAGAAAGCAGAAGCTACAGCTAAAGCTACAGGAAACAGTAGTCCAAATATTACTGACACTGAAGGATTTACTAATTAAAAAACATATGACCATATACGGAGACGCATCAACACCAGAAAAACAGTTTAGGAGCACAACCTATACTGAAATTGATCCAGGCCCATACATCGGCATTGTTAAAGATAATGTTGATGAAACTAGAATGGGCGGACTAAGAGTTATGATTCCCAGTCTATCAGGCACAGATGAAGGTCCTTCCAGTATGTTATATGATGTAAAATACTCAACACCCTTTTACGGTGCAAAAAGTCCTAGTGCAACAACCAAAACCAGTCCTTATGATTTTGATGATAGTCCTCATAGTTATGGAATGTGGATGGTACCACCGGACATTGACACAAGAGTTTTAGTGATATTTGTAGAAGGAAAAATATCTCAAGGATTTTGGTTTGGCTGTGTGCAAGACCCTTACACCAATCACATGGTGCCAGGTATTGCTGCCAGCCCTCATACTGCTATGTCATCAGATGAAGGATTCGAATCGACCAGAACCGTAGAAATGGTCTACGGAACCAAAGAAGTACCAGTTTCAGAAGTTAATAGAACCACATGGACCGCAGCAAGTAATGTTGAAGGTCTTGATAAACTTAAGAAACCCATTCATCCTTTTGCTGACACATTACGTAAACAAGGATTAATAAAAGATACTGTGAGAGGAACAACCACTAGTTCTGCTAGGAGAGAAAGCCCCAGTGCAGTGTTTGGAATCAGTACTCCGGGAAGATTAGACAAAAAGAGCAAGAAAAAATTTAAATTAGGACCCACAGATGCAAACCCCGAAACCTCAGTGGTGAGAGAAGCAGGGCACACGTTCGTGATGGATGACGGAGATGCAGCAGGCAATAATGAATTAATTAGACTACGAACCAGCAGTGGTCATCAATTATTAATGCATGATACCAAAGGTGTTGTGTATCTTGCCAATGCATCAGGCAATGTTTGGATGGAGTTTAGTGCCAACGGTGCTATTGATATCTATTCAGGACACACTGTAGCATTGCGAGCAGTGGGCGATATTGATCTACACAGCGATAACAATATCAACATGTTTGCCAAAGGACAGATTAAATTAAGTGCGATGAATAAACTAGTGCTTGATGGAGGAATGATTCAAACGTATTCTGATACTGACACACAAATTCAATCCGGAGGATCATTTACTAACAAAGCATTAACAGGATCAATCATAACCTCGGCTGGTATGACGCAATTGCATATGGCAACCGATCAGCATCATTTAACAGGCAAACAAATACATTTCAACAGTATTCCGGGCAGTCCAGACATGATAGCCTCATATGAAAGAACAGTGTTCTATGACGACAGCGGAACGGGAACATTGAGAGAAACCAAACCCGATGTAGATCTAACAAAAAAAGGATTAAGCGCACCACTCGAGTGGACACAAGAAGGAAATGATCCCACATCAGGTTCTGGATTAATTCCCACGGATGGAAATGTTTCCAATGGAAATGTTTCCATGTCAGGTTTACGTATGCCCACACACGAGCCATTCCCTGGACACTGGGATGATATCGTGTCATTTGCGGGCACAGAAGATGACACAGACTGCAACGTGCCAGGCACGGTGGGATTCCTCGCACAATTAAACAGAGACAGTGATAATCCAACCTGCAGGATCGGACAGTTCCAAGCATACTTAGCAACCTATATGGGCAAACAAGATATTGCTGTGACAGATGTAAAAAAATTACAATCAGTAGCAGAAGATTTTACTAAAAATTACAATAAAAGATATAATTTAACAGACAATGGACCTTTTTCGATATCTCCAATAGCAGAAGGAGTAAGTTCTACTATTAAACAAACTATTGAATCTGTTACTGGATCATCAATCAACTTATTAAAAGATCAAGTATTTGTCAATCAAGGAGGAGTTTTGTACAGTGCGGGCAATTTAGGACAGGCGTTGACAGGATCAGTGCAAGGAGTAATAAACGATCTAAGTTCAGGAAAAGGAGTATTCACTACAGCAGGCAATGTACTTGGTGGCACAGGGGCAGGCAATATATTGAACCAGGCCAACAGCGTGTTGGGCCAACTAGGTGCAGGCAATGTTCTGAACCAGGCAAGCAAAATATTAGGCGGCACCGGCGCAGGCAACATACTTGCGAATCGGGTTGGCTCCGGCATAGGAAATCTCAGCCAACTGGGAGTAAACTCTTTAGGAAATCTCACACAAATAGGAAACAATGCCCTAGGCCAACTAGGAAACAATGCTTTGAATGCGGTACAAAATAAAATACCAGGGGTGAACCAATTAAACAGTGCATTAGGATCTGTAAATATTGTAAATAACGTTTATAAATCTGTGATGGGGTCTAGTATAACAGCAGTGACACAGGTTAGAAGTGTGGTGGGAATGGTGGGCAATCAAATAGGGTCAACCATAGCCACAGTGGGTAGAAGTATAGGTAAGATTTTTGGATTTTAAAAATGAGTGAAAAAGAAAAAAATAATTTTATAGCAAATGGTCAGCAGACCTTTAAGGGGTTCAGCTCGCGAGCTGATAGAAACAATTATAAATTGTATGACTTTGAATTAATTAAACAGGATCTTATCAATCGATTGAGTGTGAGAAAAGGAGAAAGAGTAGAAAATCCTGATTTTGGTACTATTATCTATGATATACTATTTGAACCATTAACTGATGCAACCAAACAAGCAGTAGCAGATGATATTGCACAAAATCTCAATGCTGACCCTAGAATAAGCACTAAAGAGATATTAGTAAGTGAAACAGAGCATGGAATATCAGTGCAAGCCACTATTACCTATATACCATACAATATAACTGAAAAACTTACCTTTAGTTTCGACGAAAACGCTGCTTTGCGCCTTTCTTAATCTACGCATATAATAAAAACAATAAATATCCATAGTTTAAACTATGGCCACCATTGACAGACAAAATCGATTGCTTGTAGCCGAAGATTGGCGCAAAATTTATACTGCTTTCCAACAAGCAGATTTCAAATCTTACGATTTCGAAACTCTAAGAAGAACCATGGTGGCTTACCTTAGAGAAAATTATCCAGATGATTTTAATGATTTTGTTGAGAGTTCAGAGTATATCGCACTGATAGATCTTATTGCTTATATTTCTCAAAGTTTAAGTTTTAGAGTAGACTTAAATGCTCGAGAAAATTTCTTAGAAACTGCTTCTAGAAGAAATAGCATTTTAAGATTAGCAAGATTAATTAATTACAATGCCAAAAGAAATTTAACAGCTACTGGTCTTTTAAAAATAACTTCGATATCTACCACACAAGACATTAGAGACAGCAGCGGCAATAGTTTAATAAATTCTACAATTGTTTGGAATGATCCATCGAATACAAATTATAGAGAACAATTTATTAATTTATTAAATGCGGCCAACGTTGACGGACAGAAATTTGGAAAACCAAAAGAAAGTGATGATATTGGAGGCATACCGACAGAGGTTTATACATTAGATTCAACCAACACCGATGTGCCGATATTTGTTTTTAATAGATCAGTTAGCGGAATATCTAGACAGTTTGAAATAGTACCAGCTACTATTTCTAATTCAGAATCGATATATGAACAAGATCCAATTCCTGGAACGGGATTCACATATCTATATAGAACAGACGGAGCAGGTGACACCAGTCCAAATACAGGATTTTTTATTTTGTTTAAACAAGGTTCTTTAGGCAGCACAGAATTTTCAATAACTCAACCAACTACAAATTATGTTCAACCGATCACTATTAATAACATTAACAATACCGACGTTTGGTTATATAAATTAGATGATTTTAATCAGTTAGAAAAATTATGGACCAAGGTACCAGAGCTTTCTGGCAGTAACGTGATCTATAACAGTTTGGCAGCCGATGTGAGAGACATTTACAATGTTGTAACTAAAAATAATGATGCTGTAGATTTAGTTTTTGGAGATGGAAACTTTTCTAATATTCCTTTAGGAAGTTTTAGATTATATTACAGAACCAGTGACAATGCCAAATATTCTATACAATCAGCAGATATGCAAGGTATAACTTTTGTAGTACCTTACAAAGACAAGAGCGGAGGAGAACAATCACTCACTGTAACTTGTGCTCTACAACAGTCAGTTTATAATTCAGCAGCAGCAGAATCAAACGAAAGTATTAAGACCAAAGCGTCTCAGGTATATTATGCTCAAAACAGAATGATCACTGCTGAAGATTACAATGTAGTACCATTAGCATCATCACAAGAAATTATTAAAATTAAATCGACTAATAGAACAGCAAGTGGAGTTAGTAGATCAAGAGAAATTATTGATCCAACAGGTGCTTATAGTAATGTTTCTGTTTTTGCAGATGACGGAATATTATACAGAGAAGAAACTATACCACAATTTACTTTTACATTTACAACTAGAAATGAAATACTAGATATTATCAATAGATTAGTAGAAGTAAAATTAAAAGAAGCATACGCAAGACAGTTTTTCTATTTAAAATATGGAACTAAAGATTTAAGTGCTTTATCAGCTAGTTGGAGCAGTACTACTGTAGGAACCAATACCAACACTGGATATTTTAATGCTGCCGGACCACTAACACTGGGAGATTATTCAACCAGCAATTTAAAATATGCCAAAGTTGGAGCATTAATTAAATTTACATCGCCAGACACTAGAGAATTTTTAAACGGAAAATTAGTAACATTAGGCACAGATCTAGCAGCAGATAGAGCTTGGGCAAAAATATCAGCAGTGGTATTAGATGGTGCCAATCAGGGAGAAGGCAATTTAGAGAACGGACAAGGACCGGTTACACTAAACGATGTTATACCAGAGAATGCAGTAGCTAGTGCTGTGTATCCTACATTTACAAATATATTTGACACTGAATTGAAAACAGATATTATAGATAGAATAGAATCATATGAAGAATTTGGTCTAAGATATGATGAGGAAGAATCAGCATGGAAAGTTATTACAGCAGTTAATCTAAGTAATCATAGTGATTTTTCTTTAGATTACACCGGTGACATATCACAAAATAACTTAGATGCTAGCTGGTGGTTTAAATTTACAACAGACGGAAGTGTATACACAGTAAATTATAGAGCATTAAATTATATTTTTGAAAGTAAAAAAGATAATAAATTTTATTTTGATAAAACTGATAGAGTTTATGATTATATCACAGGAACTTCAGTTAAAGACATTGTAAAAGTACTAAAAAGTAATACTGTGCCCAGCACAGGATTGGGAATAGGTTATCCAATTAATTGGCAGATTGTGGACACTGTAGAAGAAGCAGATGGATATCAAGATAATAGAAAAGTTAAAGTAGGATTTTATGATAATGATGACGACGGAGTAGTGGATAATCCTGATATCTTTGATATTATTGTAGAACCTAATACTAATGTCAGCACAAAATTTGTATTTTTTGAAAAATATTTAGGGTACAATGATATCGAAAGATATAGACCCTACGATGCTACTAATTTTATTGTAACACAATACGAATCTTCTATTGTATTATCTGAAACGTATGAGGATGGACAATTATTTTATTTTTATGATGTAGACGAAGATGTTATTAAAAAATTTAATGCTGAATCTATAACTTTAGAAACTACTACAGATTATATTGCAAGAAAAGGTAGAAGTAATATAGAATTTTTATACAAACACACTGCTAGTCAAAACACAAGAATAGACCCTGCACAAACCAACATAATAGATCTTTATATTTTAGAACGTACCTATGATCAATTATTTAGAACTTGGTTAAGTCAAGGAGGAGAAGAACCCACTCCATCTACATCAGACCAGTTGAGAATTAGCTATGCTAACACACTAAATCCTATTAAAGCATTATCAGATCAAATTGTATACCATCCAGTGAAATACAAAATATTATTTGGAACTAACGCAGAAGAACAATTTCAAGCTACATTTAAAGTGGTTAAGAATTCAGCAACCAATGTTACTAATGCAGTAATTAAAACTCGAGCAATTCAAGCAATTAACGAATTTTTTGCTTTGGATAATTTTGATTTCGGAGACACTTTTTATTTTACAGAGCTTGCAGCTTATATTCATACTCAACTTGCTCCCGATCTACTAACAGTGGTTATAGTACCAAATCAAGAAGGACAGGGGTTTGGTTCACTGTTCCAAATCAGCGGGGCAGCAGATGAAATTTTTGTTAATGGAGCAACAGTTGATGATATATCAATTATTGATGCTATCGGTGCTAATCAGTTATTAGCCAGCGGAAATGTAGTAACAAATACTACTGGACTAACCACTAACACACGTGCAACTTCTGCAGTATCATCTGTAACAATATCTAAATTAGGTTCTGGATCTAATACTGGCAGTAGTGGAACAGGGTACTAATAATGGTAGACAAACCTTTAGATAGTCAATCAAACTATGACGTCGTTACTGATGAAAAAGGAGTAACGCTTCGTAGATCAATTGCACATTTACCTGCTTTTTATAGAACCGATGTTAACGAAAGATTTTTAAACACCACACTAGATCAATTGATCCAACCAGGTAGTTTAATTAGATTAGATGGATATGTTGGTAGAAAAGATTCTTATACTAGATTATCCACAGACAAGTATATTGAATCTGGTATTGAAGACAGAGACAATTATCAATTAGAACCCACAGTAACATACACAGACAAAGATACTTCTTCGATTAATCCAGAAGATCAAATAAAATTTACTGCTACCTATGATGATTATATTAATCAAATAAAATTCTTTGGAGGCAATATTACTAATCATGATAGACTTAATAAAGAAAAAGTTTATTCATGGGATCCATCTATAGATTTTGACAAGTTAATCAATTACAGAGAATATTACTGGATGCCAGAAGGACCTAATCCTATTCTGATAGCCAACAACGGAACCAATACAGTTTCTGAAATTGAAGTAACACACACTGGACAATCTGCTTATAATTTTGGAATATATCCAGGCCTAGATAATCCGTCAATTACTCTATACAGAGGTAACACTTATAAGTTTATTTTAGATACACAGGGACATCCTTTCTACATAATGACTGAACCATTCAAAACCGGTATAGCAGAAGATGGCAGCACTTCGGTAATATACAGTACAGGAGTGTCAGGCAATGGCACAGACAAAGGCACATTAACTTTTACTGTACCCACAAGTGCTCCTGCTGTTTTATATTATCAATGTGGTAATCATGCAAGCATGCAGGGCATATTCACAATAAGAACCATAAGTGAGACAACAAAAATAGATGTCGAACACGAGATCATAGGAACAAAAAATTATACTTTAAAATCAGGTACCAAATTATCAAATGGTATGAAAGTGCGATTTGAAGATAATGTCGCTAGTTCTACTTACGCTAGAAAAGAATTTTATGTTGAAGGCGTAGGAGCATCAATTACATTAACAGACACAGCAAATTTAATTGTAACAGGATCATACACTGAAGAATCTACAGAACCATATGATGGTGTGCCCTATGCAGACAGACCATATTCGGTTAGTTTTTATAGACCAGTAACACCAGATTATATCACTATTAAAAGAGACAGTATCGATGGCAATGCTTGGAGCAAATACAATAGATGGTTTCACAAAGCAGTGATAGAAGCTACTGCTGTAGCAAATGGCTATACACCAGTACTACTAGAAACAGACAGAGCCAAAAGACCCATTATAGAATTTGATTCTGGATTGTCTTTATTCAATCATGGAACCACTGCTAAAAAATCAGTAGCGTTGGTTGATAACGTGACCAAAGATGTTTTTTCAAAAATGGTCAACCAAACAGGATATATTGTGGATGGCGTGCCTTTGAGAGACGGCATGAGATTGTTAATTACTGCAGACACAGATCCTTTAATTAATAATAGAATATATGTGGTTAACTTTGTTAGTGTGGCAGGAGCAGAAGTAACCACGCTGAGATTAACTGAAGATTCAGATGCTCTACCATTAGACGGGGACGCTGTATCGGTTGAGCTAGGAGCAATTAATCAATCAAAAACTTTTTATTACAGCACCGTTGAAAGAGCATGGATAGAAGGACAATCTAAATTAGATATTAATCAACCACCACTGTTCTCATTGTTTGATAAAAATCACAAAGCATTTGATGACAATGATGTGTATCCAAATTCCACTTTCACAGGATCTAAACTTTTTGAATACAAAATTAGTTCAATGGCTGCAAAAGATCCTGTGTTAGGATTACAAATAAAGTACAATACAATAAAAAATGTAGGTGATATTGTTTTTACTTCTGATTTTGCTACAGGATCTTTTGAATATAACGTTAATGAACAATCTTACACAAAGAATTTTAATACAGGACATGCACATCAGATTCTTTCTAAAGATAATCATGTCAGCAGATGCGGTTGGATTGAAAGAAAAGAAGAGAGCAGACAGAGAGTTAAAAGGTTATTTACAGTAACCAGAGATGAATTAAAATTATTTCCGGTGGATGTTTTTGAAAACAGTAAATCGTTATCTGATTTATCTGTAACTGTAGATGTTAATCACATAACTCAAAATTTAGGAACAGATTACACACTGGTAGATGGATTGACCTACAAATATGTAAAATTTGCTAAAGATTTAAATGTAAACGATTTAGTTGAGTTAAATTGTTACAGTTCAGCAAAAAAAATTGCAAGCAAAGGCATATACGAAATACCCGAAAACATATCAGTAAATCCGTTCAATGCACAACTGTCTGATTTTACATACGGACAAATATTAAATCATTTACACGACATCAATGAAAAAAATGTTGAAATGGTTGGTGATACTCCTGGCAGCAGCAATTTAAGGGACATAGGCAATGTGAGATTAGAAGGTGGTTCTATAATTCAACACGGTTCTGCTTTACCTCAGGCTATATTTTTATTAATAGATCAAAATGCGAATGCTATTAAATCGATAGAATATTGTAATAATGAATACCAAAGGTTTAAAGAAACGTTTTTAGTTAATACACAAGGAACAGCACACGAAGGATTAATTTCAGACAGAGTTAACGAAATAATTAAAAATACTTCTAATAATAAGAATGCAAGTTTTCCTTTTTATTATGATGACATGATAGGGCATGGAGAAAAACTTACTGTGAGAAATTATACAGTACAAGATCCCGAAGAACTAGAATATGCTATTGATTCACAGTTTGATACTACTGTTCCGAGTACTAGAGCAGTATATGTATATCTTAATGACCAAATATTAATTCTAGGGTATGACTATATTTTTAACACAGAATCAGATGGTGTAACCATAACAAAAGCCTTAAACACCGGAGATAAAATTACAATTAAAGATTATGAAAATACTGCAGGAAGTTTTGTACCGCCAACACCAACAAAACTAGGAATGTATCCAAAATTTAAACCAGAAAAAATTATTGATAACACGTATAGAACACCTGTGGAAGTTATCGTAGGGCACGATGGTAGCAGAACTATTGCTTTTGGAGACTATCGTGATGATCTTTTACTAGAATTAGAAAAAAGAATTTATAACAATTGCAAAACAGTATTTAATTCAGAATTATTATCAGAAGATGATATAAGACCTGGAGTATTTAGGACCTCCGAATATAATAACAGTGAAATTAACAGTATATTAAGTTTAGATTTTTATAACTGGGCAGGACAAAATGGTATAGAATATCAAAACAATACAAACTATGATGAGAATGATTATTTTACTTTCAATTACAGTAAAAATAAAAATATTATAAATGGTGAAACTCTTCCAGGGTATTGGAGAGGCATATACAAATATTTCTATGATACAGATCGACCACACACTCATCCATGGGAAATGTTGGGGCACAGCGAACAACCGTCTTGGTGGATAGACACTTATGGACCAGCACCTTATACTTCAGGTAACGAATTACTATGGAATGATCTAACGGCAGGCTATAACACAGGGCTAGAAGAAACTGTAAACAAATACAAAAGACCCGGCTTATTAGATTATATTCCTGTGGATAACTCTGGCAATTTAAAATCACCTATGGCTATCGGATTAATAGATCAGTATCAAAATCTTGGAATTAATGAAAAATGGAAATTTGGAGACCAAGGACCAAGTGAAACGGCGTGGCGTAGAAGCAGTCAATATCCTTTCAGTATAATGAAATTATTAGCATTAACTAAGCCAGCTAAATTCTTTGGATATTTTTTAGACAATAGTAGATTAAAAAAGAATGTAGCAGGAAATTATATTAACAGTGAAACAGAAGTAGCATCAACACTTAAATCTACCAAATATTATTTAGAAACAACCGGCGGATCTACAACAGGAATCACTGCTGGATATCAACCTTTTATAGTTAACTATCTAATTAAGAACGGATTAGATCCAGCTCCCTTTTTCTATGACAAATTAAAAAATCTCAATGTACAATTAGCATATAAATTGGGAGGATTTACTGATAAAGAAAATTTAAAAGTTTTAACAGACAGCATAAGCCCAGGATCTACAGCAGGGTCTCAATTTATACCTAATGAAAACTATAAAGTTTTATTTAGAATCAGTAATCCTGTTAGAGATTATGATTATTCGGGAGTGTTGGTTGAATTAAATTCTAATGTTACTGGTGATGGCAGCACACTTGAAGGTGGGTACAAAGTTATTGGATATAACACAATCAAACCTTATTTTAGAGTTTTAAATCCTGTAGAAAATAAAAATGCTCATTCGATCACTATCGGAAACAGCAGTGCAATCATTTATAACGACTGGAGTGAAAACGAAACTGTTGTTCCTTATGGTGCTGTGTTTAAAACTGTTCAACAAGTGATTAATTTTTTAATTGGTTATGGAAAATATTTAGAACTTCAAGGATTTATATTTGATAAATTTAGCAACGAAATAAAAGAAATAAACAATTGGGAAACCAGTGCTAAAGAATTCTTATATTGGACTAGACAAGGATGGGCTCTAGGCTCAGCAATAACATTGAGTCCAGGCGCTGCAGGATTTGTTTTAGCTACTGATAATAGTGTTATCAGTAAATTTCAAAATTCATTAGGACAATATTCAGTTTTAGATTCTGCTGGTCGTGCTATAGAAACTCAATATATTTCAACCAAACGTGTTGGTAATAAATTTTCTATTGCTGTAAAAAATACCGAAGCAGGCATCTATAACATTTCAATGAATGCTGTGCAAAAAGAACAAATTATACTTTTTGATAATATCACAGTGTTTTCTGACATAATATTTGAATTGGTTACAGGATTTCGTCAGCAGAGATTAAAATTAGTAGGATGGAAAACAGGTGATTGGAATGGGGATTATTATTCTCCAGGATTTATATTTGATGAAGCTAAAGTAGACAGATGGATTGCAAATACAGACTATCAAATAGGAAACACAGTAGAGTATGCCAATGGGTTCTATGTGTCTAAAAAAAATCATAATTCTGGCACAGAATTCGATTTTGAAAAATGGACTAAGAAAAAATCTAAACCATCGGCTCAATTAATACCTAACTTTGATTATAAAATTTCACAATTCAACGATTTTTATAATTTAGAAACTAACAATTTTGATGAAACACAACAAAAATTAGCACAGCATTTAACAGGGTATCAATCTAGGTCATATTTAGAAAATCTTTTCTTAAATGACGTTTCTCAATATAAATTCTATCAAGGCTTTATTAGAGAAAAAGGCACACAGAATGCCATAGACCGATTAGTTAAAGCCAAATTTTATGGAGAAAATATCAATTTAACAGTGTATCCAGAGTGGATGATAAAAGTAGGAGAATTTGGAAATCTTGACGGCAGCAAGTCGATACAACTTACCTTATCAGACAATAATTTTACAAGCAATGCTCAAAGTATTGAATTATTGAATGATGATAATGATACTGAAGATTATACAAGATCGTTGTCAGTAACTAGCGATAAGTTTTATTCTAAACCTCTAGAGTATACAGCTTCAACTACGTTCTCTAGATATGATTATACTCAACAGGGATATGATAGAGATTTTGTTCAAAAATATAAAACTGCAGGATATGTGAGAATAACAGATGCACAACACACTGCATTTGATGAAAAAGACTTATTAAATTTAAATGTTAATGAGATTAATAATAAAGATTTGATATGGATAGCAAAAAAACCCAACAGCGATTGGGACGTACAGAGGATCACGTATACAGGACTTAATCTTATCACAATAAAACCAATAAACAATAATACTCAGGTTATATTAGGATTTAACGGAGTACACAATTTAATAGTGAATCAATATATAGCGATAAACAATAGTCAATTTCCTACATTAAATATCGTATACCAAATTACACAGATTATAGATGCAACTTCTATTTTAGTTAATTTTTCAAATGCTTCTACAATTAGCAGATCTTTCATATCAACAGATGCATCCACAATAACAACATATGGTAATCTATATCGTTTTGTAAGTGTGAGATTATCTTCGTTGGACACTGTTAATACTGTTTTACCTTATAACGAATATCAAGCAGCAGATGCTGTTAATCGATTGCCTGGGGATAAAATCTTTGTAGACAATGCAGGAGCCAATTGGAAAATTTATGAAAAGATCGATCCTTACAAAACTTTTAGAATAGGATCTCCGGATACAGATAATAATCAAGAGTTTGGTTATAAAACAATTGCTAGATCTGATGGAAGATTTGTTATAATTTCTGCGCCTGGCAGTCGAGGAGCAACGTCTCAAGGAGCTTTATATTTCTTTAGCAGAGGAGAAAATAATCCTGGAGTAGCATTTTCACTCGCAAACACTGCTGTAATGTCGGACAGCACCACTGGCACCGGTCGACTGGGACATAGTTTATCAATGAGTACTGATGAAAATTTTGTTGTAGCAGGAGCACCATATGCTAATATTTTAACAATAGACGGCAGCACAAGACGCAACAACAGTGGTTTAGTAAAATTATTCATATGGGATTCCGTGACAAAAGCATATAATGAATTTACAACTATAAAACCTGCAGACGACAGCTCATCGGCAAATATAAATTTTGGTTGGTCGCATGCTATGGCAGAACCAACTATAGACAGCAACAAATATACTAGACAAAAATATCTTTTGGTTGGAGCTCCAGGTTATGCTAATGATACAGGAATAGTGTATCTATACACATATACTCCGGTTGAAGATAGTACATTTGCAGCATGGACACAGGATAATAGTGTTGTCAGCAGCCAATCAGGCAGTAATAAAAGATTTGGTCATAGAATGGCTATAAATGATAATGGTGATATATTAGCAGTATCTTCAGTAAGTCCAGATGATGCTGGTATGGTAGAAATTTTTGTTAGAAACAGTCCAAGCAACGATGACAGCAGTGTTTTAGGATTCTCTCATGTGCAAACACTCAAAGGTGTATCAGCAGATGACAGCACATTAAACACAGCGTTTGGAGAGAGTCTATCTATGAGTAAGGACGGAGCAACTTTGATTATTTCTGCTCCAGGTAGAGACAACTTATCACAAGCAGATGCAGGTGCTGTTTACATTTATAAATGGAACGCAGACGGATCAACCAACACATATACTTTACAACAAACAATTTATTCTCCAGAAACTGCAACTAACATGCAATTTGGATCTACAGTGCATCTTAATCATGATGCTGATAGATTAGTTATAGGAGCAGAAAAATTTGCAAACAGTCGAACAGTAAAATTTGATAGTGGATTGACTACATTTGATTTACAAGACACACAAATAGTAGATCTTAATATAGGATCTGGGGGAGTTTTTACAGCAACCAAATACAATGACAATTTTGTTTTAGATGGCAAGTTAATAACTTCTAACGTGTCAGCCAATGATGATTTTGGTAGATCTGTTTTTGTAATTAATAACAGTGTATTTGTAGGTGCTCCAGGTGATGATACAAAATTTTCTGATAATTCTACTCGTGAAAATGATGGTATGGTTGCTGTGTTTGATTTAGCAACACCCGGATCATATAGTTGGAACGCGGTAGAAGAAGAGGAAACATTAATTGATGATCGACAAATAGATTCTGCTTTTATTTTTGATCGAGCAGAACAAAAAATTAAATCATATATTGATTATTATGATCCCATTAAAGGTAGAATATTAGGTATAGCAGACAGAGAAATTAATTATAAAACTGAATGGGATCCAGCAGTTTACAATTTAGGCACAGAAGCGGTTAATGTTAAACCAACCATGTCTTGGGCTGAAGAACACGTAGGAGAAGTTTGGTGGGATTTGAGCAAAGTTCGATGGATATGGTATGAACAAGGAAATCAAGAGTACAAAACAAAGAATTGGGGCAAACTTTTTCCAGGTAGTGAAATTGACATTTATGAATGGGTAGAAACTACACTATTGCCATCGGAGTGGAATCAATTAGCAGATACTGCTGTAGGATTAAGTCAGAAAGTATCAGGAAAACCGTTATATCCAGATAACACTGTGTTTACGTTGAGACAAAAATATGATTCTCGTTCAGATGGATTTATAAATTATTATTATTATTGGGTAAAAAATAATGTATTCTTACCCAACATTGCAAAAAGTGTTGTTACTAGAAAAAATACCACCGGTTACATAGCCAATATAATAAACAATCCAAAAGCAGCAGGAATTAGATATTTTGCAGTGTCAGGAACAAACAAGTTAATTGCATTTAATATTAAAAACGATATCATTAATGACAACACTGTTTTGAATATTACCTATAAAGATACAATTAAAGAAGGTGATTCTCATTATGTTTGGAAACTGATTAAAGAAGGAGACAAAGACGACGCACCTAATACACAGATTGAAAAGAAGTGGTGGGATAGTTTGATTGGTTCAGACGAAGCAGGCAACGAAGTTCCAGATATTGCATTGCCGTTAAATCAAAAATATGGTAATAAAGTTAGACCAAGACAGAGCTGGTATGTGGATAGATTTAATGCACTAAAAGAAATTATAGATTATGTTAATTCGGTATTAGCAAAAAATCAATTGGCAGATAATATTAGATATGATAATTTAAATTCAGCAGAAGCTGAACCAAATGCTATATCTAGGGAATGGGATGACACAGTAGAAACCTATGATGATTTAACATATATTGATACTAGAGATATCAGCGGTACAACAAATATATTAGTAAAAAATGATCAAACTTTTAGTAAAGGTTTTTGGGCTATCTATAATTGGAATGGCGCTGAATGGGTTAGAACTAAATTACAAACCTACAAGACCAGTGCTTATTATGATCGTGTTGATTGGTATGATGAATCATTTGATTCTAATGCTATTATTGAGAAACAATTAAATTATCAGTATGAATTAGATGCATTATCTCTAGACAATGGCAAATATGTTAAAGTTTTAACAGCCGATACTGGTGGTTGGAAAATATTTGAAAGCACCGCAGAAGGATTCAAGAACATTGCTACACAGAATGGTACTATTCAATTAAAAACGTCACTGTATGATTATTCAATCGATAACACAGGGTTTGATGGTCAAGATGCATTTGATGTTAATTTCTTTGACTCCGAACCTAAATTAGAGTTAAGAAAAATATTAACAGCTATAAGAGATGATTTATTCATAGGAGATTTAAAAGTAGAATATAATAATATTTTCTTTATAGGTTTAAGAAAAGTTTTAGAACAACAAAAATATGTAGATTGGTTAATAAAAACATCATTTATTAATGTATCTAATGTTTTAAGAGAATTAGATCAAAGAAAAAGTTATAGAGTTACCACAGAAGATTATGTTGAAGAGTATATTAACGAAATAAAACCATATCATACCAAAATTAGAGAATATAAATTAGGTTATACTGGATTAGATACTGAGGACGGTATCTATACAGATTTTGATTTGCCTGCTTTCTATGATGGAGATACTATTAGAAATGTTAACATATCCAATGATGCGGCAATATTAAGCACATATCCTTATCGTTTTTGGAGAGACAATTATAAAAAATATGTAGACTCTATCACAGTGATAGATGGTGGTAGCGGCTATATCACTGCTCCCACAGTTACACTAGTCGGAGGAACCATAAAAACAGTTGGACCATTTACAGTGTTAGGAACCAGTACACAAGGTGCTTCTTCCGGCCAATATGGATATTTTTATCCATTATATACAGCCAAAGTAGATGCTGACCTTGCTGACTCACAAGCAGGCGGAGCAGGAACGAGTGAGTTATTTAAATTTAATGAGTTTTCTAGTGTTGATTTTTACATGCCTACTACAGGACAAAACATTGCTATTACAGACAGACCTGAAAGTTATGAAATTTACACATTGTCTGATGTGACACAAGCCACAGCTAGAGCAGTGATCAAAGAAGGAGCAGTGGTTAGAATAGTTGTATTAACTGCTGGAACAAAATATACTTCAATACCTAGAGTTATTATAACAGGAGGTGGTGCTAATGGCAATACTCCTGTAAATTCGGCAAGAGCATATGCAAATCTTAGAAATGATATTGTAAGAGATATCAGTACTACAATCAAATTTGACAGAGTACAATCCACAGCCACAGTGTTACAATGGACTAGCAATACTACCTATGCTTATAATGATTTAATTAGGCATGACAATAAACTTTATAAAGTTATTGCAACATACACCAGTACAGAAACTTTTGATGAAGGATTAACAAATCTTACAAGATTAAGAGGAGACGAACCATACATTACAGCAGCAGAAAGAACGCTTGGATTGTATGCTCCAGATGCTGGTATGCCAGGTAATGAATTATCTCAAGTGATGACAGGAGTAGACTACGGTGGAGTTATGGTTACAGGATTAGCTTTTGATAACGGTCAGGGTTGGGATAGATCTCCATGGTATGACTTGCCATGGGATAGTTTTGGTTTAAGTAGAGTCAAAATATTCTACGGAGACGGTACTACAACCAGCTTTACTTTTGATTACGCTCCTCAACCAACAGACGTATACACAGTTTATTTTACTGATATCAGTGATTCATCAGTACAATACCCCGCTGCTATGGCAAATGTTAATAGAGTCAGACAGAGAACACAAGTGTTAAGAGGAGATGGCACAACTAAGACTTTTACCATCTTAGGTGACGATGGTAATCCTACTCCTGCAAATACAGTTATTGAATTGATACCGTTTGATGATGATGGAGTTTTAACACCCACCGATGATAAGACTTTGGATACTCTAATCACAGGAGGATTATTTAAATCAGCATTAGGAGTATCGCCTAGTGATATTATTGTGGAAGGAGATGCTTTTATTACACCAGAAACCAGCTATGCTCCAGAAGAAAATTTACCTGGTAGCATTTTTGATACTGTAGATATTCGAGTTTACACTGCTCCAACATCGGGTGTGCCTTTTATTATACATAAAAATTATATCGGAGATGCATCAACTACCTTATTCTCAATAGGACAACTAGCAGGTACACAATCATCTGTGGTAGTTTCTTTAGACGGAGTAACACAGACATTAAATTCTGAATACACAGTAGATATTCAAAACAAAACAATTACATTTGCATCAGCACCAGCAGTTAGCAGTAAAATTTCTATAAAAAGTTTTGCTATATCTGGCAGCAACTATATGGTTCTCGATACATTCGTTGGAGATGGATCCACATATTCTTTTGCAACTAAGAGTAGAGAAACTTATCAATTAGACAGCTCGATGAGTCAATTATTTGTTACTGTAGATGGTGTTCCTACTACAGATTACACTTATACAGTAAACAATAGAGATATAACCATAAGTTTACACACAGGAGATGGATCCACAGCAAATCCTCCAGCCGCAGGCACCAGCGTACAGGTCGCATCTTTCAATCAACCTGCAGGCAACGGAAGAGCATACTCTGAGATTCGATCACAACAGATTGTGTATGATGGCAGCACAGACACTTACACATTGTCATATCCTCCTGGTTCAATAGAACCCTATTCAAGTTTAACCATACTGGAGCATCAAGGAAAAATTTTAAGAGGACCCGACAACACTTACTATCTAGGTGATGGATCCAGCAATGCTTTTTCATTTGTTGACTATGCAGGATCCACAGAAGATGACAGCACATCCACAGGATATGTGGACGTAAAATCTGGTGAAAAAACTGGAATCCTTAATGACCCCACGGCAATAGACTCGTGGTTACAAACAGAATACGACAGTGCTTGGTATATGGCCATCACAAGAGACGAAGTTTCAGGAGAATTAGCCACTGCTAAATATTCTTTAGTTCATGATAACACAAATGTTTTTGTAAGCTCTTCATCTATCACTTCAACCGGAATAGCTGAACATATCACCACAGATGGTTCAATAGGTTCGGGTTTGGTGTCATTGACGGGTACGGGTAGTTCTACATTAAATTCTGTTTCTTGGTATAGAATAGGCCTAGGTGATAACACAGTAGATACTATAGGAACGTCTGTAACAATTAACCTACCTTTGTTAGATTCTGCCACGGTATCATTAGAAACGCCGGGTTGGGATAAAAACACTAGTAGAGGAGCCAAATATTTTATATCAGTAGAGACCATCACTGGTCCTGTAAAAAAAAGCAATATAGAAGCATTACTAGTGCATGATGGGACAAACGCATATGTTACCTCGTACAACATAGTGAACACAGGAGCATCGGATATGGTCACAATTTCGAGTGATATAGCCGCAGGTAAAGTGAGATTATTAATGTCATCTAATGTGGGTGATTGTAGAGTTAGAGCTTATAGAATATTGCTGAGTGATGGAGACACTAATGATGGAAGTAATGTTGTTGGAAACACTGTAATCTCAAGCGGTGAAACCCAAATAGACACTTTTCAAATTTCTGATTATATCGGAGCTCATTATATTGTGACAGCGTACAATGCAAGTGAAGGAGCAGCATCGATATCGGAAGTGACATTAGTGGCAAGTTCTTCACAAATATATACTAACACCGCACCGCACCTAAGCACCAAAGGATCAGATCAATTATCATTTAGTAGTTCAATATCTGGAAGTACAATATCGTTCAACGCAAGTTCAACATCAGGTTCAGGCACTGTTGTTAGTGTTTATAGATTTGGATTATTGCGTAATCCAGGAGGAACAATAATTGATCCCAGCAAGGTCAGAGTATACCTAAATGGTATTAAGAAAGATCGATTTAGTGATTACGCTGTTAATATTGATACGAAATCAATTATATTTAATGATGCACCAGCAAATTTGGATTTAATTGCTATATCCACACAGGTAGGAACGCATTACTTTGATAAAAATGATCAAATAGTTTTACAACCAGACAACATGACTCTAGATGGTATCACTCTTGCTGAAGGAGATATTATTACAGCAACAACATTTAATAATGCTGTGGGCATGAATCAACGCAGAGAAAAGTTTAAAGGTAACGACTCTGGAGAATATTATCTGTTTCAAACTCCGTTGAATAACGATTATGTATTTGTTTGGGCAAATGGAGAAAATCTAGTACAGGGGTTTGATTGGATAATAACAGATAATAAGATCACAATCACGAGATTATTAACATCTAATGACAGAATTGATATAATGTATTTTGTTACCGAAGGTAACAATTTTTCTACTGGCTTTAGAATATTTAAAGACATGCTCAATAGAACATTCTATAAGAGAATCAGTCAAACAAACACAACAACACTGACAACAAATTTATCAATTGATGACAAAACAATCACAGTAACCGATGGCAGTGTGTTGAAATCTGTGGATGGTAGTACATTGTTACCAGGAGTAATCTTTATTGACAATGAAAGAATAGAATATCTTTATAAAGATGGTAATACACTATCTAATATCAGAAGAGGTACTCTAGGAACAGCAATTAAAAATCATATTTCTGGAGCATCAGTAGTTGATGCATCTGGTCAACAAACTGTTCCATATGCTGACACAATATATACTAAAAAACACATTGCTGATGGATCAACCACAGCATTTATTTCATCACAATCGTTGAATTCTCCTCATGAGGTTGATGTTTTTGTGGGAGGAAGACGATTACCATATCTTAATGAAGACAGCAGTGCCAATTACACAGTAAACACATGGGATGGTAGCTCAGCCAATATTATATTAAGCGAGCAACCTGCTGCTGGTACAGAAGTAAAAATTATACAAAAACGTGGACAAATATGGTATAATAGGGGAGAAACAACTGCTGCTGATGGTAAAGGATTGGGTAAATCCAACACAGCACAGGCCAAATTCATAGCGGGAGAACCAACAAATGTACCTGAATAAATATAACGAAATGACAGAGCATGCTAAACAAGAATTAACCAATGAAAAACAAATGAAAGAATCCAAACCAAAAGATAATTCAGGAATTAAAGTAGAAGGTCATATTAAAATATGGGATCCGACCACCGGTGAAGTAATAGTGGACAAAAGAAATGCTATTCATTATGAAAACATGAGTATAGCACTTGCTAATAGTTTGGCACATAAGACCACAGGATTCGTTCATGAGATGGCATTTGGAAATGGTGGAACTACTGTCGATCCTACAGGAATTATAACATATCTAACTCCTAACACATCAGGTAGCAATGCTACTCTATACAATCAAACATATTATAAAGTAGTAGACAATAATTCATCATCTAACAAAGATACCACAAGAAATAAAATGGAAGTGAGACATACTACAGGAAACAAATATACAGACATCATTGTAACTTGTACATTGGACTACGGTGAACCGGCTGGACAGTCAGCATTTGATAATACAACAGATTTTAATGACACTTATGTGTTTGATGAACTAGGATTAAAATCTTGGGAAGGCACAGAAAATGGAAGCACTAATAAATTATTGACACACGTAATATTTCACCCTGTACAAAAAAGTTTGAATAGATTAATACAGATAGATTATACGTTGAGGATACAATCATTAACAACATTTACGGAATAATTTAGATGCCTTATACAGTAAATAAAACAGACTCAACAGAATCACCCAATCAATACACAGTACAAGATTCTGTTTTAAATACTCAAACAAATATTTCTTTAATAGGAAAAGGATATGCCGGTTATGGAGAAATTGTAGCAGAAAATTTCTTACATCTTTTAGAAAATTTTAGCAATTCAAATGCACCGAGTAAACCTATCAAAGGACAGTTATGGTATGATTCTAGCACACAAAAATTAAAAATATTTACAGGTACCTCATTTCAACCAGTAGGAGGAGCAAACTATCAAAATACTGCTCCGGTTGGATTAAATGCTGGAGATTTATGGGTTAATTCTACAACTCAACAACTATATTTTAATAATGGTACTGACGATGTTTTAGTTGGTCCAGCAGCAACTACAGACAGTGGTTTTAGTTTTGATACAATTCTTTCATCAATTGATCAATTAAAAAATATAACCTATTTAAAAAATAACAATGTGCTTATAGCAATTATCAGCGAAGAACAATTTATTCCTAAAATTTCTATTCCTGGATTTCCTACAATTAAAAAAGGAATAACCCTTACAGAAGATATAGTAGGAGTAGCATTTGCTGGTACAGCATCAAGTGCCAGCAGTTTAGCTGGTGTAGATCCCGACAATTTTTATTTAAAAACAGGTGGAAACCTTACAGGAAAAGTTAATATTAAAAATGATGAAGGACTACAGATAGGTGCTGATGATGATTTTAGAATTACAGTTGAATCAAACGGCAATGTTTCTATAATTAACAATACCAATAATGCAGATATCACTTTTACAATTAAAGACGGTGGTGCAGTAACCACAGTAATGACCATTGATGGAGCCACTTCGAGAATAGGTATTGGCACAATTACTCCTTCTTCAACACTAGATGTTAGTGGCACAGTGAATGCCACAGCTTTTACAGGACCAATAACAGGAGCAGTTACAACCACAGGCATTGAAGTTAATGATGGCGGAACTATAGCATTTAATGGAACTATCGATGACAGTAATTCAACTGTTCTAACAGTAGCCGAACCCACAGGAACCAACACAATCACTCTGCCTGATCGATCAGGGTCAGTGGTTACTACCGGTGATACCAACGGTAATGCTTCGATCAGTGGTAACATGTTCAAAAGCAAAATTACTTTAAGTATTTTAGATTCAAGCGGTGCAACGCTAACCACAATGTATGCTCCAGGCTCTAACACTTAATATTTTATTAACATTGACAATGTCTTATTATTTGTTTACTATAGTTTACAGCAGGAATTTTTATGGCAGTTAGAACACCCCTATATCATGATGATACATCATCTGCTTCTACGCCTATTTTAAAACAGATGTCCGCAGGTCAAATTACTGCAGTCAAAAATGCTTTTAAACAATTGTATTTTCAATCTCCATCCGTGAGATTAAATGTTATTCCTTCCGGTGGTGGTAATATGAGATTGCCTGACAATAGTGCAATGACAAATACTAGATTGGTAGCGGGTGCTTATTCTACCGATCCCACTACTTTTCCAAACGAAGAAACAACACAGGAACCGCAAATACAAACAGTAGAGTATGATAGATTAAATCAAACAATTGAATCAGTGACTCAGCCAACCAATGCTAGTAATATTGAATATCCAATCTATTACTACACTGATGGTGCTTCACAACCGATATTAAAATCAATGACTCTGCAGGATATGTACGATACTTTTGCAGAAGCTGTTGTTACAAATGATCTTTCTGTGGGAGGTGCTGTATATACAGTGTCAACCAGTACAACAGAAGCAGGATATACAGAAGTTAGTGGCGACGAAACTCCATTTTTTTTAGACACTAGAGCTAACCCTGCAGGCTATAACGCAGCTGAAATTCCAGAAACCGAAGACTCCACAACCACACAAGAAATACAAAATTATTATCTACACAAAAAAAATTATGTTACACCTGCTTATCAAGCACCGGCTAGATTAACATCAACAGGAAATATTATTACTCCAAGCACAGAAACTTGGAACACTGTGTTTCAATCGATTATACGTTATATGGCAGCTAATGTAGAAGGATATAGATTACGTTATTCCATCAATGGTAGTGGCTCTACCTGTGGCACTGCGATGACAGACACTCGATTGGAAGGCGGCGCTGGTGTTTATCAAACGCTTGGAGCAGGTGGTGATGATTATAGAGCCCAAGAATTTCCAGATGGATCCAGCACAATTATAAGCACATACGAATTAAAAGTTAATCAAATATAATTAATGATTTTAGACAACGGTAGATTTACTCATGCTGTGTATGCCAGTAGCAAACAGAATTTAATTTTTGCTACATGGTACAGCGAAAATACTAAGAAGCACAAAGAGATTGCAATTAAAACAGATCTCGATAACAAACTTTATAAAAAATTATTAGAAACTTTTACTCCTGACGAAATTTATCAAATGACAGACCAAAAAAGAAAATTAAACAGTCAAACGTTTGAGATTTATGTGAAGGATATTGCTTTAAAATACGGATTAGTTTATGATCCCCTGATACATAATCCACAAGAAAAGTTAACAGTTGATAATCTGTTTAATCCACTTGCAGGAGATGTAGGTACAGATTTATTGTTTAATTTAAAATTAAAAATATTTGATCTCCCGGAAGTAACACAATCTAACAATACTGAATTGAAGAAAAAACTTCGCGAAGCAAAAACTCCTCTAGAATCTCTGTATATAGCAGGTAAATTTTTATACGAATAGATTGTATTTTTCCCACTGATGTGGTTGATTACTCATATGAGTAAAATGTACGAACTTGATGTCGGGATAGAACTCATTGCCTAAAAACATGTAAGGATTTCCTGTAACTTCATTATATTTTTTATTAAGATTAGCCAATGTGTGTCTAGAAAAAGGTTTGGGTCTAGCTTCCATCCTACAAAACCAAGCATCTGGTAGTGTAATTAATTCTAATCTTTCTTTTGCACTGTCTTCAATGAAATGTTGTTCTCCATTAACAGGACCACTAGTGAATCCTTCTTCTATATATTTTTTCTGCCAATGTTCAGGATTGCTCATGAATTTTTCATAAATGTAATAGCAATCACGTGGATAATATTTGTAAAAACCTCCATTTATATTAAATCTATTTTTTTCTCCTGTTTTATCTCTCCACCAACCCGGAGCAGCAAGAAATTGTCCAGGTTTAATAGGATATTCAAATATTTTTTTATAATCATTGATGAGTAAGACATCAATATCCATTACACAGATAGGCTCGTCTTGTGCGAGAGCCATACCATACATTTTATTCCATTGCAGTTTTATGTTGTCGGCTATAGGTTCTCTAATCCAATTGAATTCATATTCAGGTAATTTAGATTCTAGATAGGTCTCATATTCAGGACCATATCTCGTGCCTATTCTAACAGCAATTATTTTTGTCATAGCCAATAATCGTTGACCCAAGAATTTACTTCATTTTGTTTAGGTCCGTTGTTTAAAATACATACCTCGTAGTCTAATCTTAATTTTTCAGGTGTGGTGTCTTTGCCATACTTGGCACCTTTCCAATAAGAATAAGCAATACCTGTAGGTAACAAATCTATTTGTACAGGTTCATGATATAGATAACGATCTATACCTCGATACTTAAACAATATCATGTCTTTATTTTTTTGAAAATAATTGTATATTTCATCACCTTGATTGTCTTGCCATTTCATTATGGATGAGTTATATTGTGTAGGATATTTGTTTTCTGGCTTGGCTTTTTTATGAGGTAATAAGAAACCTTCTTTCCATTGTGAGTATAGAATAGACACTGTTCTTGTTTTTACAGATAACAATCTTTCCATAGGTTGTAAGATCACCACGTCGAGATCAAAAAATATGTTAGTGCCTTGTCTAAACAGTTTGAATAATTCTAATTTGGGCCAATACTGTGTTAGATCAGTCTGCATGGGAATAATTTTAACAGACGGGTTAATGTCTTTGCCATTATCGGTATAGCAATAAAACGTGAATGGGGTGCCGCAAATGTTTTTTTCAACCATATTAAATAGTTTATTCACAAATTCTGCGGAGTATTTGTCACCCCATTTGACACACATTATATTAATCATACAGTTTGATACTCCCATTTTGTGTGTCGATCGATTTGTTTCATAAATTCTTCAGTGTTCAATTGCCACACAGTTTGATTGGTACCTCTGTAAAAAACATCTTTAACTTTTTTTATTACACCTTGTTTTGACAATAGCTTGGCCCATATACCATTTACCTTTTGCATACTAGCCTCATCTTTATTGGATGATGTAATATAATATTTGCTGTCTTTGGGAAGAGCATCTAATGTAACCGGGATAAAAATTTGAGAACAAATATTTTGATGTTTTGTAATACCGTCTTTAGCTCTCATATGTTTAATAGGTAATAGTTCAGTCAACGCACAAGTTCTCACACAAATTCTATAACTATTTTCTCCCATTACTTCATCGAAGTCGTGAACAGCAGTTGAACCAACAGGTAAATTATCATAAAATAAGATCCACAAATTAAAATATTTTTGTTTACTAAAAGAATCAATCAGTCTTTTTTGTGAAGCATTGTTTAAAAATCCTTTTTCTTGGCATCGCTGGTAAAAGAAAGACAGATCGAGGTCATTAGTATATTTTTTTATTTCATACATTGTACTAGATATTATATAATTTTTTATCTTTAATTAACAGAATAATTTGTAAGATCGGACACAGTGCTGTCTTTGAATACTGTTTTTCTTCTTGCACAACTTTCACAAATACCACAATTACCCATAGACACATCGCAGCTACTTGTTTGGTACAATTGTGAAGTATAACCAAGAGCATCATATAGATCTATAATTTCTGATTGTGTAAGTTTTTTAAAAGGTCGAGTGTTTGTTTCATAGTCAATTTCGTATTGTTCAAAACCGATATATTTGCTTACTCCAAATAATTTTCCTTGTTGTTTAAAAACATAATTGTACAATTCTAGATATTTGTTTTTATTTGTTTCAAGGTATGGGTTAAGTCTATCATTTGTAATTTTTCCTTCACTCCATTTAGAATCTTTTAACATAGTCATACATTGTTCATGAATTTTATTGTGTCCGGATAATACAAATTTCAATTGAGGATATTGTTGTAATATTAATCTTTTTGCTTCAACAGTCATATTTCTATTTTCTTTAACTGTATTTGATAAAATATATTGATGAGTACCACCTAGTTTTTTTACAGCTTGGTCAAAATATTCTTTTAAAAAATTTAATTTGTCTTCATCGTTTTTAAATTGTAAAAATTCTTCAAAAGCAATCAATACAAAAACTACATTATCTATACCATATAACTCTTTAGCTATTAAAGCAATTAGAGTAGTTTCAATATCTCCAGTAAATAGAATTCCTACTTTTTCACCAGATGCAATTTTAGGAAACTCGTCTAGATTAAACGGTGTTTTGTTTTTTCCTAAAACATACGACTTATTCATGGTCAACCTTTTCTGTATAATGCCACAAAGTTTTTTGTGGTATTTTTATACCATCTGCTTCAATCACGTGAACCTGTGAACCAGTACATCTTTGATGACAAATAGATTTGTCATTTTTGTACATTGTTTCCAGCCAATTTTGAAATATTGGGTCATTTAATATTTCAAAGACACCACGCTGATGCAATGATATAGAGTATTTATTTTCAGATATTGCCCAGTTGTTTACTTTGTTAAATGTAGATGCAGTCCAACAACAAGGGAACAATCTACCCCAAGAATCCACATAAATCTCTTTCCTTTGTTTGTGTAGACAAATTAGTGATCCTTTGTGCTGCATAAAATCAATATCAAATCTGTCTGCTGTGGGAGGATATATTTTTTTAGTTGTATTATTCTCATCACGATAGATAAACGGTTTATTAAAATCTTTAAATCGAGCAGAAATTTTTAAAACAAAATCTTTAAATCCCATTTCTTTAGCCATTGTTTCAGCTGTCTCAACCTGATGCTCATTGTGAAAGAAAGGTATAAAGAACCATTTGGCATTGGCTCCTGTTTTTATAAATGCTCTAGCATTGTCTATCAACTTTTTCCATTGTACTCCTACTCTATATATATGATTGGTATCTTCCAAACCATCGATGTGCCACTCTACAAATGAGTGAGGAGTTCGGGCATAAACGTTGCCTAACTTTTCCCAAAAATCGGTGTTGCGTACTCCACCGTTGGTGCTTAAAGTAATCATGATAGAGGGATTGTGTTCCAACACATATTCGTGAATCTGTATTAGATCATGGGCGATAGCAGGATCACCGTAATTGCCACAGAATTTAATTTTCTTTAATTGTTTTATAAAAGTTTCTGGAAAAAATTTAACGAAATCTGTATAGGATATTTCTGACTGATTATTCAGTATTATTGGGTTATTAGTTCTCGAGCACATTGGGCATTTTGCGTTGCAACGGCTTGTAATTTCCACATGTACTGAATCTATTTGGTCCATTATGCTATTATACATATATATTTGCTCAATATCAAGCAAGTTAACTAAATTACGCCAAAAACCCTTTAAAACGTTATTTGTAAAATGAAATAAATATACAGCATGGCATACATTGTAAACAAAACAGACGGATCACAATTAGTCTCAATCACAGACGGTACAGTGGATAACAGCACATCGCTGTATCTATTTGGTAAAAGTTATTCAGGATACGGAGAGTATCTCAACGAAGATTTAGTAAAATTATTAGAAAATTCTGCATCCACAGCTAGTCCATCGGCACCTTTAAGAGGTGAGCTTTGGTTTGATACCAACACCAATCAATTAAAAGTGTATGACGGAACAGCATTCAAGCCCACAGGTGGAGCCAAATCACAATCAGCAGAACCTACAGGAGCTTCTGCAGGAGATTTATGGATCAACAGTGACGATGAACAAATGTATTTTAGAACCAGCTCCAGCACATGGCAATTGGTAGGACCGGTTTATTCAAAAGGTCAAACACTGTCAGGATGGAAAGTAGAAACCATTAATGACAGCTTTGGAAGCAGTAGAGTAATCAGCTCAATGTATAATGGCAACACCAGAGTTGCAATTATGAGTTCTGTGACTTTTACTCCAGCATCAGCACCGTCGGGATTCCCAGAAATATATGCTGGTATCACAATGAGCAATGCTCTAGGTGCAACCTTTGCAGGATCAACTACCACAGCAGCTAATTTAAATATTTCAGGAACCACAAACATTTCAGGCACAGTGATCGCTGGCGGTAATATCATGAGAAAAGACACAGCGCAAACCATGACGGGTGTTCTAACTATTTCTACAGACAGCGGTATGAGAATTGGTGCTGCTAATGATTTACAATTAACAGTGTCGGGCATTGATACTACTATTTCTAACGTGACTGAAAATGGAGACATTGACATTCAAGTTAACAACAACGGATCAACCATAACACCAATCAAGATTGATGCAGCAAATGGTAGAGTGGGTATTTTTACAAGCTCACCCACAGTGCCATTTGAAATCACAGGTGACGTTAGAATTGTAGGAAATTTAAGTGTGTCTGGAGAATATGCCAACACCACAAGTAATATTAACGTGATTGATGACAACTGGTTAAAATTAAACACAGGAAATTCACAAGCAGATGCCGGTATCATAGCAGAAACAGATTCTTTAACAGATGATGCTAGATTATTTTGGTCAGTGTCAGACGGTTTTTGGTCAGCAGGCAGCAATGCTTCTTACTCTCAAATAATTAGATTAGCTGATGCTAGCACTAATGGAGATGCCAACAAAGGTACAGTTTTAAAGACAGATGTATCCACAGGTAATGTTACAGTAACTGATGTTACTATAGGCACAGCATTCGTTGCAGTGTCCACAGCAAGTACCTCGCAAAAAGCAGCCACAATTTATCAAGTTGCAGAATCTATCAAAAGATGGGGTGGCTCTTATGTCACTATAGATGGTACTGTAGGTTCACCAACAGGCAATAGTATAGCAGGTGCTAGATATGTAGAAACTGTTGCACCAACCAGTGGACAGGGAAGTAACGGGGATCTTTGGTTTGTAAGGGAGCCTTAATTCCATGCCTTACACTATTTCAACTACTGTTAAACCCAACGACACCTATACATTCACATATGATGGTTATAAATGGACTGGCATCATTCCGGCTGGCGCACAATCTATGAAAGTTTATCTTTGGGGAGGAGGTGGCGGAGGTGGAGCACAAGAAACTTCCGGAGCAAACGGCACAGGCACAGGCGGACATTACGTTTATCACGATTCTATTGATCTTACATCACATGTGGGAGAAACTATAACATTAGGAATAGGTGGAGGTGGTGGCGGAGGATCCAACGGTGGAGGAGTTGCAGGTGGATTTAATGGTAGAAGTTTAACAGGATATTCAGGCGGTGTGGGAGGTAGTTCCGGATCAACAGGATCGTCAGGATCTGGTGGTGGTGGAGGTGGAGCCACAATAATACAAATTAATAGCGTTGACGTAGCTTTAGCTGCAGGAGGAGGAGCCGGCGGTGGAGGAGGAGCAGACAGTCAAGGAGGAGTAGGTATAACTTCTAATGCTCCGACATTAGCTGCGCCAGGCACACTGGGAGAAAATGGAACACCTCACAACGGAAACGGTGGCGGAGGTGGTGCTGGTGGAGGTGGAGTAGATGGGGGTATAGGTGGAGACAGTAATGATAATGATGCCGGAGGAAACGGTGGATATGCAGGTTCTTCTTTAGTACCAAGCGGAGGAACAACTACAGTAGCAAGCGGACAAACGCCAGCTGGATCACCAGGCAGTGGATTTGCTACAGGAGGAAATCAAGGTTCTTCCGGAAATAACGGTAAGGCAATAATAATTTTTACAATCAGTGCAGAAGCAAGAGTCAAAGCAACTGGAGCATGGAAAACTATTACCGCTATGAAATTCAAACGTGACGGTATTTGGAAGAATATTACTGCTGCTTACATAAAAGTAAATGGAGTATGGAAAGCTATATTTAATACAGGATTTAATTGGCAATCAACAACAGCAGGGTTTGGAGACACCACAGGTAATCCTTATTCAGGCAGTCCAGGTACCGGTCCTTCAGGTGGAGGTGGAGGTGGAGGAGGATGTTCTATTATCTGTACCAAATTACATGAGTTAGGTTATCTATCAGATGAGATCTATCAAGCAGACGAAAAATTTGGTCATTGGTTAAGACAGACAGATCCTGATGCGTATTATGGATACCTTAAATGGGCACGAGTCGTTGTGGATTGGATGAGTAACGAAGGTCCACAATGTATGTTTTGGATCCAAGATAAAATCGAAAGAAATTCTCGTCAAAAAGCTATGGCTGTAAGATGGGCAAAAAGAATTGCTACACCATGGGCACAGCATATGGCTTACAAAATGGGAGTGTTAAAAGAAGACAATCGAGCAGGCAGATGGATAATGAATATTGGTATTACTGTAAGCAGAATTGTAGGAAAATTTGTTAAACATACCAACCAGCCTACTAAAAATGTAGCGATTGGTTATGCCATGTGGGCAATGTTTGGATTATTATACATGATAGCAGGAGTAAAATAATGGGAATATCAGTTGAAGAATATCTACACAATAGACAGGCCTGTGCTCAATGTCAAGAGCATGGAGATGAAGAGCATTGTGTATCTACCCTATTAAGTCGTGAAGACAATTGCATATTTTATAATTCAATTCTAGCATATCATCTACCCACTAGAACAAAAACAACACCATTTACACCAGATGAAAATAATGCATCAGCACAGGCTGACTTTGCTCTATTACAAGCATTCAGAGAATATATTAACGAAGATAAAATGGTAGAATATTATGTAAGAGCAGAAAAAATAGTAACACAAATCAGAGGCATACATCAAAATGATAGAATCATATGGCAAGGATATTACGAAAGATATGTTAGAGACATTCTAAATTCTTTAAGAAACAACGATAAAAATACTGCAGTGGTAAAAATTGTGGAAATGTTAGAAGCATTAGAATATACCAATGGTAGAGTTATATGCACCTGGTTAAGAAACAATGGTCTATTTTCTCCAGAAGATCTTGCAATGGATACCCAATTCAGTGTACAATACTTGAGTGATAATACCAAAATAGGTTATTGGATATGGGCATGTCCACTGGTACACTATATGGAAAAAAATTACAAAACAAAAGTTGATTCTTTATTTGTAAAAACAATTAGAATCATTGCTCAAGCTAGAACCAATGAGATAGCATATCAAATAGGAACAAGAGCTCAAAGTGATATACTGGGTAAATTTGTTAGAATAGTAGGAGAAGGCATGTGCTTTATTATAGGCACTATAGCAAAACCTTTTTTAGCCAAAAAGTTTAACAATTGGCTGACACTGTATTCTACAAAACAAGGATAATTAATAAGGAGAAACAACAAATGGCCATAACAAAACAACAAGTAGCTGATTATATCAATGCAAATTATCAGTCTAGTTTAACTGCTGATGATCTTGTAAAAATAGATCAAGCATTGACACCAGAACTAGCAGCAATCCTAATCAAGTTACTAGGAGATGTTAGCTTTTTAGTACATGTGAGAGATAACGAAAGCAACTAAAAATAAATGTCTTATACCATAAACAAAACGGACGGAACAAAACTAGTAGTGCTAAAAGATGGCACAGTGGATATCTCCACTACGGATTTGGCTCTATTCGGAAAAGGATATGCAGGATTTGGTGAAAGACTTAATGAAAACTTTATTAAGGTATTAGAAAATTTTGCCAACACCGCAGCACCGGCAAAAAAAATTAAAGGACAACTGTGGTATGATACACTTACAAATCAAATTAAAGTTTGGAATGGATCAAAATTTAAACCTGTAGGCAGCAGCACAGTGGGCACTGCTAGACCCACCAGTGCCAATGCTGGAGACATGTGGTTTGACACAGGCAACGGTCAGTTGTATGTGTATTCAGGCACTGCATGGCAGTTGATTGGACCAACCACAGTGTCAGGTAGTGGAGTTACACAAGTTATTCCAGACAGTGTTCGTGACAACGTGGGTGTTTATAAATCTTTATTAAAATTAGTGGTTGATGATCAGATTGTGGCCACAATTTCTAGAGAACAATTTACTCCTTTAACTGCATTAGCAGGGTTCACTACAATTTACAAAGGTATAACCATGAATTCCACCAGCATAGTGGGAGCAAAATTTGTAGGCACTGCGACCAATTCAGAATTATTTGGTGGATTAGCCACAAGTGATTTCTTAAGATCCAACGCAGCAGAAACCACAAACTATCAATTCACTATCGCTGCAGATGACGGACTATTAGTAGGAGCAAGTTCAGATGCATTATTAGGAGTAACAGGGGGATCCAATGTGGTGTTACAGAACAACACCAGCAACGGAAATATATTATTTAGAGTAAACAAAGGTGGAGATACCGAAACCACAGCAATGACCATCACTGGATCAACAGGGCATGTTTCTATACCAAATCTTACAGTGGCAGGCAGATTAACAATCACAGGCACACAAGTGGTTGTGGAAACCCAAACACTGTCCATAGAAGACAACATCATTGAGTTGAATAGAAATATTTCTAGTGCTGCGGCCATGCCCAACTATTCTGGATTAAAAGTTAGAAGAAGTGATGCAGCTGGCGGAGTAAATGAAAATCTATTTTGGGTTTGGGATGAAACATTTGCAGATGATGGTACAACTCGTTATGGTAATGCTGGTGGTGCTTGGACTGCATTCAGAGACCAAGGAGAGATTGCTTCTCCCACATTGGTAGATATCAGAGCCAACATAGTGCATGCAACTTCCACAGCAGCTCAGTATGCGGATTTGGCAGAGCGTTATGCCACAGACATGCCATTAGAATCAGGTGATGTGGTGATACTGGGTGGATCAAAAGAAATAAGCAAATCCACACAAGAGTTAGATCACAGAGTATTTGGTGTGGTTTCTGAAAAACCAGCGTTTTTAATGAACAAAGATGCTGGTAATGATGACAGTCATCCTATGATCGCTCTCAAAGGTAGAACCAGAGTAAAAGTAATAGGGGCGGGCACAGCAGGAGATCGCATAGTATCCAGTCAAATCCCCGGAGTTGCTAGAGTAGCACAGCTAAATGAATGCACAGCATTTAACGTGCTGGGTAGACTGATTAGTGATAAATATAATGCACTATTAGAATTAACAGAGTGTGTAGTAGGAGTGAAATAATATGGGTTATACAGTTGGTGATAAAATACTAGATCAAGAATACAATAATTTTTTAAATAGCACGTCTACTCCAAAAGGTATCAATTATACATTTGGTACAGGTGCTCTACAATGGGGATTAGGACAGACAGCATTAAGTTCAGTTGCAGTAGGAGAAAATATCACAGCAGCTCAATGGAATTCATTATTTGCAGCCATGGACAACGTGGCCAATCACACCAACGACACTCTAACATCCACAGCAGCCAAAGCAGCAGGAGATGTCATCGCTGTCAAAGCAGCTCTGGTAGCTGACTTGACCACACTGGCATCATCAGTGGCTAATGGCAGTCCCAATGCCACAGCACTCAGCACATCAGCAGCTCTACAAACTTCAACATCATCTGTTCGATATGCGGGATCACACACAGTGGAACACTCTATCACATTCACCAATGCCAATCAAGCTCGCTACTTCTTCAATGCGGGCGGCAAGATACAGATCAACATCACAAGAACCACCAATGCTGGCACAGCAGCCACATCTAAAGATTCATCAGTGAGTGAGTTAATCACAGGATTGGGTAACTTCCAATTGAAATCACAGACTTCTTCCAGATCTGGATCGGGAGAGACACTCAGCACAGATGGAACTGCTATTGGTTTCTATGATCTCACCACGTCATATCAGACCATTTTAGAGTTAACACAAAATTCAGGCACATACACCACTATGTATTTTAAAATAGAAGCCAAGGCAGATGCAGCAGCAGGTTCTGCTATAGTGGTAACGATCAAGACTTCCATAGTGGATCCGGATGCGGGTGACAGTGAATACACAGCAGGCAACACAGATTCAGTGGATCAGTATGCTAATTTTATTGGTACCACCAATGTGATACTGAAAACTGTGAATCCTACCACAGCAGAAGGTCTTGCCACGGTGTACACTCCAAGTGCCACTGCACAAGTATCAAATACCACAGTATAAAAACTTTTTACCAGGTTGATTTTTTCCATAATTAACTGTATAATACAGATATGGACATTGAGTCTTTACGCAATCAATCTGACATTAGTTTTGACATTGCCACTGCTAAGAAGAATGCACTGGAACGAGCCAAATCACGACAGATCGTGGCATACAACAATCATCTTTTTTGTGCAGATGCTAACACCATCAACGTGGTTAGTGTATTAAAACAACAGCATGATAAATTTTTCATACTAGATGTCAATGATAATCCATGTGAAATTACTGATCCAACAGCATTTTTAAATATTTTAATACAGCGTAATCAAGAAACACTCAACGAATATCATCAATTGCATCAGCAATTAAAGAAAAAAATATAAAAATGTCATTGGGAGCGTTAATCTACTGTTTCGATTCGGATCAATTGCAGTATCATCACACTGCTAATTTTTGCATACAGCAGATCAAAAAAAATTTACAATTACCTGTCACAGTAGTGACCAACAGAGACACAGAAAGAAATATTCAAGGAGCAGATCAACTTGTAATTATAGAAAATGCTCAGGGTAATCGACGTTATTACAAGAACAAACAAATTCCATGGTACAATCTAGAGCGAGCCATGGCCTATGATCATTCTCCCTATGATACCACTATACTTTTAGATGCTGATTATTTCGTTTACACAGATAATTTACTGGCATATGTAGACAGTGAACGTGAATTTTTATTGCATGATAGAGTGCATGATCTTACCAATAGAGATAGTTTTCGTTATGAAACAAAGAGCATGATCCCTCTAGTGTGGGCCACAGTGACTATTTTTAAAAAAACTCCGTTTGTAAGAAAAATTTTCGATATGATTCAACACATTCAACAGCACTATGATTATTTCTGTAATCTATATAGAATAGATTTTCGTAATTTTAGGAATGATTATGCTTTTGCTATAGCATTGCATCAGTTAAACGGATTTACAAAACAATATTTTATGCCATCTGCAATGGCCATGTTGCCCGTGGACACGCAAATTGTAAAAATAGACCAGCATGGACTGACATTTAAACATGACAAGTTCGTAAATTTGATATCAGATCAAGATGTGCATGTGTTGGACAAGGAGATACCATTCAATGTCTAAAGGGTTTCTTTGGTTTGCACAGAACAACGACACCACTGACTATGCTGCATTGAGTATCGCATTGGCCAAATCCATCAAGGCGCATTGCAAGATTAATTCTGTGTGCGTGGTCGTGGACGAGCATACAAAAATACAGAGTGAACATGTGGACACGGTAATCGTTTTGAAACAGGATCACAGCGAAAATCAATTATTAAAATTCGCTAATGAATATAAAGCATTTAAACTATCACCATTTACGCATACTATAAAATTAGAAGCAGACATGCTGTTTACTGCTGACACAGATTGGTGGTGGAATTATTTAGGTCAGCATGATCTTGTGTTTGCTGTAAATTGTAGAAATTATCAAGACAATGTGATCAAAAAAACACCCTATAGAAAATTATTTTATCAAAATAATCTACCAGATGTATATAATGGATTGACCTATTTTAGACACAGCGAAAGAGCTATGCAGTTTTTTAAAATTTGCAGAGATATAACTGAGAATTGGACACAGGTAAAAAATGAGTTGTTAATAAATTGTCATGAGCAGTATCCTTCTACAGACATAGTGTATGCACTAGCTTATAGAATCATGGATCCATTACAACTGCATCTGATAGACTATCCATGGTTTAAGTTTATACACGGCAAACCTGAAATAAATGCTGTAGAAAATGCAGCGGACCAATACAATTATCTCAATCCCATATCAATAGATGATAGAATATACGTGGGTGGACGTAGACTAAACCGTATTTGGCACTACCACAATAAAAAAATGATAGATATCTTAAATGACAGAATTTTTTAAAGCATTAAACGATTTTAAACCTTCTCCGCCGGACGATAACTTCTATATAGAAGTTGTTAATACAGAGATTGTGTCTCTGTGCAGAGAAGCAAATAATAACACTGTAAAAATTACACAGGAAAATTATAAGTTTTTGTTAGACAATGGTATTAATAATTTTATCTACAATGGTTCTATTGAAAAGAAACCTAAAAAAAGAACTCACAGAGTATTTCCTATGTTAGGCAAAGCTGTTCGAGGATATGATCTACAAGATAACGATCCTTATTGGCCTACAGGAATAGTGGAAGAAGGGTACACATGGCAAATACCGTCCGAATAAGTGATTTAGATTTTGTTTTCATTAGCTATCGCGAACCCAATGCTGATGAGAACTATGCTGATCTATTAAACATAGTGCCATGGGCAAAACGAGTGCATGGTGTTCGAGGATTTGACAATGCACACAAGGCTGCTGCTGAAAAGTCTGAAACAGATTTCTTTATTAGTATTGATGGAGACAATAGAATAGATCCTGCTTTCCTATTACAAACTCTAGACTGGACTAAAACTAATCCTAAGGCTGTGCATCGATGGAGAGCAAAGAACAGTATTAATGGATTGATATATGGCAATGGAGGTATTGTAGGTTGGCCAAAAAACACTTGTCTAGAAATGAAAACACATGAGAATGCAGAAGATGAACAAGCCAAAATAGACTTTTGTTGGACTGTGCCACATGAAAATTTACACAATGTTTATTCCACTACAATGATTAATCACACTCCTGAGCAGGCTTTTATTGCTGGATACAGAGAAGGTGTTAAAATGAGTTTAGATAAAGGAAAAAAAGTAAAACCAGAAGAGTTCATGCAAACTATACAACCAATTAATTTAAGAACCTTACTCACATGGATGAGTGTGGGTGCTGATGCAGACAATGGTAAATGGGCGATATTGGGTGCTCGTTGTGGCTGTTATATGGCCACGCTAGACTCAAACTATGATGTCACACTGGTCAGCGATTTAGAATTTATGAGTAATAAATTTTCTAGAATGATGATGGATATAGAATCAGACATGCAGTCATATGGAAACAGTCTGAGACAGAGATTGGGATTGCCTGTGGCAGATCTAGATGCAGAACAGAGTCGCTTTTACAAATTCTGTCAAACACCACATAGAAATAAAGGAGTACAAGATCGTGAGTAGTGTTTATAAAGCATCAGCAGATGAAGCAAAAAAAGAATTAGAAAGAATAAGTCCTACCATGTGTCTAGCTAAATGGAATCAAGTATCCTTGCATCTGCCTACAGGACTCACAAATTCTTGTTATCATCCTCCATTGCACGAAATAGATGCTGATAGTCTAGCAGACAATCCAGCAGCACTGCACAACACAGAAGAAAAGATTAAACAAAGACAACAAATGCTGGCAGGAGAACGACCTGTAGGCTGTTCCTATTGCTGGAAAATGGAAGACACAGGCGAGATGAGTGATCGCCACTATCGTTCTGGTGAGCCCTGGGCCATGATGGACTTTGAAAAGATTCGAGACAATCCTTTAGATAGAACTCATGTGCCTCGTTATGTGGAAGTGAACTTTAATAATGCTTGTAATTTTAAATGCAGCTATTGTTCACCACAATTCTCCACAGCATGGGGTAAAGAAATAGAAATACATGGAGCGTACCCTACTGCTCCAGCACATAATGCACCCGAACATTTTACAGGCAGAAGAAAACCCATACTCAACAGAGAACCCAATCTTTATGTGGAAGCATTTTGGCGTTGGTGGCCAGAATTATATAAAAATTTAAAACATTTCCGCATGACTGGTGGAGAACCCATGATGGATGTGAATACCTATCGAGTGTTTGACTACATTATAAATCATCCTAAAAAAGATTTGCATTTGAATGTTACATCTAATATGTGTCCTCCAGATGTTAAATTAAAAAACAAGTATTTTGATCAAGTCAAAAGGATATGTCTAGATGAAAAAGTGGAACATTTCATGCAATTTGTATCTGTAGATGCTCATGGAGCACCAGCAGAATACATAAGGAACGGATTGAATTATAATCAATTTATGGACAACGTGAATGAATTCCTACACAGCATACCTGTGCGTAATTCTGTCACATTTATTATTACCTATAATAATTTAAGTGTTACTTCACTGGATAGATTACTCAAGGATATACGTTTATTAAGATCAGAACATTCAAAAACCTATCAGCGAGTGTGGTTTGATATTCCTCTGTTGCGTCAACCCTTGTGGCAACAGATTACTCTACTGCCAGAATCATATCAGCGCATACATGAAGACAACATCAAATGGATGATGGAACATCAAGAGCAGATTGGTCCTAAACAAGCGACAGAAACTAGATTGGATTTCTCATTGTTTAAAGACTTTGAGATACAAAAGATGCAGCGCAATCTTGCTTACTGGCGCAAGCACGCAGAACAAGATACTACGCAAAAAAAGAATTTTTACGCATTTTTTGCAGAACATGATCGCAGACGTGGCACAAGTTTTGAACAAACCTTTCCTGAGATGCAGGAATTTTGGCAGGAGTGTAAAAATCTATGAGAAAAACTATAGGATTTTTTGGAGATAGTTTTTGTGCCGGAAGAGAACCTGAGAGTTGGTGTGTATTATTAGCCGATCAACTGAATGCTCAAATAACTCATTGGGGAGAACCTGGTAGAAGCATATGGAGTATTTTTTTTAAATTTAATCAACTAAACAAAGCAAATAAATTACCTGACATCTGTGTTTTATGTTATACAGAACCTTATAGATTGTATCATCCATCTGTAATATTATCTGCTAACACCGACCCAGTAGAAGGAGTAGATACTAAAATTTATGAAGCTCTTGAACAGTATTGGATACATCTACACAATTATGACAAAGATGAGCTGTCATATGAATATGCTGTTAAATGGTTTGACCATGACATATTATCTAAAACAAAAAATAAAACAATTGTACAGATGTGGAGTTTCAGACCGTTTGAAACAGCAGGCAAGGATGCTGGTATAAAATTAAAGAGTGGTATATTCATAGATGAGAGTTTATATGCTTCATCGTTAACTGAACACGCTCCAGCTGGAGGAGCCACTATGCCTTGGGGTAAAGGTATAATCAATCACATGAACAAGGAACAAAATAAACTTTGGGCTGATAAGGTTTATACAATAATTAAAAACAATGAATAAAGACCTAGAATATCGTAAACAAGTATTAGACTCTCTATCTCCCAGTTTCTGTGGAGCCAAATGGTACAATGCTACTATATGGTTAGGCTCTGGCATGAGTACCAGTTGTCATCATCCACCTGCACATCAAGTGGATGCAAAAAAATTAAAAGATAATCCTCGATTATTACATAACACTCCTCAAAAGAAACAGGATCGTGCTAAAATGATTGCTGGTGAAAGACCTGCAGGTTGTGAATATTGCTGGAAGATAGAAGACATGGGCAGAGATGCTGTGAGTGATAGAGTTTATAAAAGTAAAATTTATTCGGATGCAGATCTAGAACGGGCATTCAATACTCCTATCACTGAAGATGTTGATCTTAAAACTCTAGAGATTGCTTTCGATAGAACATGTAATTTTGCTTGTTCCTATTGTAACCCTGCATTTAGTACCACTTGGGCAAAAGATATAAAACAGCATGGTCCTTATAAAAATTTAATATCAGATGGTAGAAATCATTTTACACATTCACACGATGGTACTCAATTATACAAATTAGAAGAAACTAATCCTTATGTAGAAGCATTTTTTAAATGGTGGGATTCTGATTTACATAAAACATTAGATGAGTTACGAATTACAGGCGGAGAACCCATGATGTCACCATCTTTATGGAGACTATTAGATTGGTTTGAAACACAGGGAGAACGAATTAATCCTAATATGAGATTGGCTATTAACTCTAACCTAGTACCCAAGGCAGAATTATTTGAAAAATTTATAGATAAATGTAAAAAAATAAAAAATCTACATATCTATACTTCTAATGAATCAACGTATGCTCACTCAGATTATATTCGAGATGGTATAGATTATACTCGTTGGTATGTAAATTTTGTTAATGTAATTAATCAAATAAAACCTGCAGGATTGCACAACATGTGTACCATAAATGCTCTATGTCTAGAATCATTGCCTCAGTTTCTAGATGTTATTGTGAGAAATAAATTAGACGCTAAAAGAGTTTATGGAGTAGATGTAAACTTTACTTTAAACATATTGAGATTTCCCAGCTTCCAATCTCCCCTAGTATTGCCAGACTATTTAAGAACAGAATTTAAAGACAACTTATCTCAATGGTTGGATAAAAATATAGATCATTGCGAGTTTATGGAAATAGCACACGTGCAAAGATTGATAGATTATCTAGATGTGGTTAAAACACCGCATTCTGAGGCATTCGATTTACCAAGATTAAGGTTTGACTTTAAAAATTTCTATAAACAATATGATGAGAGACGAGGCAAAGATTTTGCAAAAACATTTACAAGAATAGGAGAGTGGTACCGTGGCTTATGAGTATGGGGCTAAAGAGCCCGAAAAATTAAAGATTAAAAATATGACTGAACGTCAAAAAGAATTATTGCTAAAGAGCGATACATTCTGTATGTTGCCGTGGATGCATCTACACGCTTATCCAGACGGCCGAGCCTATCCTTGCTGTTTTGCATTTGATGCTTATCCTGTAGGAGATCTAAACAAAGAATCTCTAGAAGATGTGTTCAATGGTGGCAAAATGAAACAGATGCGTTTGAACATGCTGGAGAATAAACCTTGCAAAGAATGTGGCAAATGTTATGACCAAGAAAAAGCAGGATTTTTTAGTTTAAGATTAAGTTCTAACAAACATTTCGGGCATAATATAGGATTAACAGATGCTACACAACCAGATGGCACTGCTGATTTCGTAATCAAATATTGGGATATAAGATTTAGTAATCTTTGTAATTTTGCCTGCAGGAGTTGTGGCACGTGGTTCAGTTCCAATTGGTATGAAGATCATAAAAAACTTACAGGATCTCCTCCTCCTCATGCAAAAATATTAAAAGTAGGTAGAACATCAGACGATATGTGGGAACAGATGTTGACACAGTTTGATCACGTGGAACAGTTCTATTTTGCAGGTGGGGAACCATTAATAATGGAAGAACATTACAGAATATTAAAAGAATTAGATCGTAGGAAGATGTATCACGTGAGATTGGTGTACAACACTAATTTTAGTAAATTAACTTTTAAAGATATGGATGTGTTAGAGTTATGGAACAAATTTGACACAGTATCTGTAGGGGCGAGTTTAGACGCAGAAGGTGCAAGAGCAGAACTCATGAGAAAAGGCACTGTGTGGAAAGATATAATAGAAAATAGAAAAAGAATGATAGAAATTTGTCCTAAAGTAGATTTTTATATCAGTGCTACTGTAGGATTGATTAATGCTCTTCACGTGGTAGATTTTCATAGATCATGGGCAGATCAAGGATTAATAAAACCCATGGATTTTAATTTTAATTTGTTACAATGGCCCAAAGCCCAAAGAATGGACAATCTACCACAAGAATATAAAGAACAAGTGGATAAGAAATACAAAACACACATAGAATGGCTTAAAGATAAAGATCCTTTAACACGAGCAACTAAAGGATATGAAAGTGCTCTTAATTGGATGTGGATGAAAGATAATATAAAAAATTTGCCTGAATTTTTTCAAATGACTAGAAAATATGACAATATTAGACAAGAAAATACTCTAGAAGTATTTCCGGAATTAAAAGAATTATTCGAAAAATATGAAAAAAATTAAACCTGTAGAAGGCAACCAAGCATTTTGTATGGCTCCGTGGACGCATACCTATCTCTCTCCACAAACAGAGAGAAGAATGTGTTGTGCTTCTAGAGAACCAGCTCAAAGTTTTCGTCAATATATCGACAGAGAAGGTGATTTAAAAGAATATAATCCTGAAACACTAGAACAGCATTGGAACAATGAGCATATGCGGAGTGTACGAAAAAGAATGATGGCTGGAGAAATTCTACCAGAATGTCAAGTATGCAATGATAAATTGCTCAATACTGATGTTTATAGAGATTATTTTAACAATCTTTTCCGTCACAAGATAGATGATGCTTTTGCTAAGACTGATGATACAGGTTATACAGAGATGAAAACTGTAAGTTTTGATTATCGTTTCAATAATCTTTGTAATTTTAAATGTCGTCAATGCGGAGATATGCTGAGCTCTAGTTGGGAATCAGAACAAAGAAACCATGACATGTGGTCACCAGAACGTCAACCATGGATGGCATCACCACTAAGACAACAAATTTCTCTCTTTCAAGACAGCACAGTGGTTATGGAATTTATGAATGCTATAGAAGAAAAACGTATGGAAGAGATTTATTGGGTAGGTGGAGAACCCTTAATGTGGGATATACATTGGGATGCCATGGCTAGAATTATTGATTTAAAATTTAGCGATAGGGTTTATGTAAGATATAATACCAATTTAAGTCGTACGGAATTTAAAGGTAAAAAACTCTTTGAATTATTACGACAATTCCGCGATTGGCAAGTGTGTGCTTCCATTGATGGTACAGGAGAGATTGGAGAGTACATTAGAACAGGATTAAACTACAAAAAATTCTTAGATAACTTTCGAGAAGGATTAGCTGTAGCTCGTAATAAAAGACAGATGCAGTTAGACTTTACAATTACAATGCCTGGTTTACAAGAAATTCGTAATATGTTTGATCTATCTCAACAATTGAATGCTAAACTTTTAACCAAAGTTACATTTGCATTTGATTCTCAGCAGATAATGTCACCAATGTGTCTGCCAAAAACACTATTAAATGAAATTATAGATGAAAATCTAGCTTATATTCGACCACGAGCAACTCCTCTACAACAGAGTTTAATAGATGTTCTAGAGAATATGAAAACTCGTGCTACATTTTGGGAAGAATATCCCAAAGCGGAAATAGGCATTCGCAGTGGTAAAACTAGATGTGAACAAATTGATACTATTCGAGGCACAGATATTAAAAAAATATTAACCGATGAAAGATTATTGGAATGGTGGAAAAATATATAAAATCTAACATGTGCGTACTGCCATGGACTTCGTTGGAAGTGGATGTAAATGGTTCTGCATCACCTTGCTGTCTATACAACGGAGAAATAGGAGATTATAAAGTATATAAAGATAATCTCGATGTCATACAAGATTCAGAATATATGAACAATTTGAGAGATCAATTCCGCCGAGGTGAAAGACCTAAAGGATGTACTAGTTGTTGGCAAGAAGAAGATGCAGGTAAAGTATCCAAAAGAATGAACAGCTATTACAAAATGAAAAATAGTTTAAATGAATGGACTCCTGAATCAAAACCATCTCTAAAATTTATTGATTTTAAACTAGGCAATGTGTGTAATCTAAAATGTCGTATATGCGGCAGTTACAGCAGCTCTAAATGGGCTCAGGAAGAATTAGACTATGGTACTAATCCTGTGGCCAAACAGAATTTAGATTCAGGACAATGGCCCAAACGTAATCCTGCTTTCTTTGAAGACATTAAACCTGTACTAAAAGATGTAGAATATTTTGAATTTACAGGTGGTGAACCATTTATGATAGAAAATCATTTTAAAATATTAGAACATTGTGTGGAGCAAGGTTATGCTCGTAATCAAAATATACATTATAATACTAATGGTACTCAACTGCCTCCTATAAAAATATTTTGGATGTGGAGTCAATTTAAGAATGTAGAAATAGCATTTAGTATTGATGATACAGAAGCAGCATTTGAATATCAGCGTCATCCTGCTAAATGGGATATTGTTAAAAATAATTTAAAAGAGTTTGGTATAAGATCCACACAAACAGGTAACATAGATTTTCAAATATGCTCAACTATAAACATTTTTAACATTTTAAGTTTAGACAAATTATTAAATTGGGTAAAAGAATACAATCCAAAATATTTTCATGTTAATACATTGTTTGCTCCAGAGTGTTTTAATATTCAAACATTGCCTAATGAGCTTAAAAAAATTGTAACAGAAAAATATAAAGATTTACCCCCATATAGATCTATAATTAATTTTATGAATATAGAGGATAGATATTCTGATAAAATAAACACAGAAAGAAAAAGAAGAATAAAAAGAACAGATGAATACAGAAAAGAAAAATTTTCTAATATTTTTCCAGAGTTAAATAATTTTTTAAAAATTTATGAATAGAACATTATTAGCAGGGGGTTGCAGCTTTACTTTTGGACACGAATTAAGTGATGATAATGGAAAAATACCATCTTCAAAATCTTGGTCAGCTCTATTAGCTAAAGAAACAAACGCCGAATACGTTTGTGTAGCTAAAGCCGGAATAGGAAATTCTGGTATAGCTAGAAAACTTTTTTCTTATATTTCTTTAAATCCTGACAAAGATATTTTTGTTACTGCTATGTGGAGTTTCCTATCTCGTTATGATTGGGCTATGCCTAGACACAATGTGTTAGAAGGAACTAGATGGGCTACTATAACTCCATGGGATACCTCTGATAATCAAGCAGAAGTTCAAAAAACATTATCTAACAGTGAACCTCAATTGGAAGAATGGAAAAGACGAAGAGAAAATACCAAAAGTACTGGAGTAGGACCTTTTGCTGATGCTCTTTATCGTCATGCTGCTAATCAATACCACGAAGCCTATCTGAGTTGGAAGAATATTATATGGTTACAAAATATTTTAGAAAAGAAAAAAATACCATATATGTTTACTCTAGCCGACAATAGTTTATTTTGGGACGAATTAAAACCGTTAAATGCAAGTGATTCATTACTAAATGGTCTATATAATGAAATAGACTTTAACAAATGGGTAGTATTTGGAGAGAGACAGATGGGATTTAATCAATGGTCGTTGCTCAACGAGTATCCTCGGGGTACTACACATCCATTAGACGCTGCGCATGCAGATGCTGCGGGACTAATAAAAGATAAATTTTTAAAACTTTATAATCAACAATAGGAGATAATATGTTAGGTTGGCTTAAATCTTTAATAAACAAAATACGATTAGAACGACAATATCGTAAACGTTTAAAAGAATTAAAAAAGAAAGATCCTTTCATTTACAAATAAAATGAGAATATTAGGAATTAATTGT